TATAACGTATTGAATACAAGTCCAATACTAACTACTCCAATATTAGGAACACCACAATCTATAACGTTGACTAATGCTACTGGACTTCCATTAACCACTGGCGTCACTGGAACTCTACCTGTTGCCAATGGTGGTACGGGTGTTACTTCAAGTACAGGTACTGGTTCTGTTGTATTGAATACAAATCCAGTAATTATATTAACCAACGGCACTGGACTTCCATTAACTACTGGTGTTACAGGAACTTTACCTGTTGCGAATGGTGGTACTGGTGTTACAGTGTCAACTGGCAGTGGTTATAATGTATTGAATACAAGTCCAATATTAACTACTCCAACGTTAGGTGCACCGGTTAGTGGAAATTTCAGTACAGGTACATTTACATGGCCAACATTTAATCAGAATACTACAGGTTCGGCGAACGCTGCAACCTATGCAACTGGCGCATCACAATCATATATTACCTCGGCACCAAACTTATCTGCTGTTGGAACATTAACCAATTTGACTGTCACTAATGCCATTTCGGGCAATGTAACTGGTTCGTCCAACACATTTACCAGCACAAAACAAAATTCGCAATTTAATTCGATTGGTGTTGGTACGTCAGCTTCAGGTGTTGCCGGTGAAATACGTGCAGCAAATAATATTACTGCATATTACTCCGATGATAGATTGAAGACTAGACTTGGTGCTATCGACAATGCACTAACTAAAGTGTTATCGTTAAATGGTTTCTATTACCATGCAAATGAAACTGCTCAAGCACTAGGTTATGCTGTTCAAAATGAAGTTGGCGTTTCTGCACAAGAAGTTCAAGCAGTATTACCCGAAATTGTTGTACCTGCTCCCATTGATGATAGGTATCTAACTGTTCGGTATGAGAAATTGATTCCTCTGTTGATTGAAGCAATCAAGGAACAACAAGTCATCATAACTAAGCAAGGTTCTAGAATTGAAAGATTAGAATCTATTGTTGATAAATTAATCGATTGAGTTTAAAGATATGGCATTACCAACATCAGGTGCAATAAGTCTAGGTGATCTCCAAAACTATTTGGAAGGAGTATCACCTGGAACAAATCCAACAGGATTGAATGAATATTATGCTGGTGGATCTTTTGTTACTGCTGGTTCAATTGCATTTCCTGGCGGAACTTATACCGCAATACCTTCCAGTGGACAAATTTCATTAAGTAATTTTTACAACGCAAAATGGCTTGGCGGTGTGACGTATGAGTACACAACACCCGGAACATATACAGTAACAATACCAAACTATACCGGAACTATTCGAAATTATCAATGTAGCGGCATTGTTGTTGGCGGTGGTGGTGGCGGTGGTGGCGCCTACAACGCCGACGCTTCAGCTGGACGTTCCGGCGGTGGTGGTGGCGGCGGCTGCTTCATGAATTCTTCTATAAGTGATAGTTCTAATGCTATGACTTTTACTGTTGTTGTTGGTGCGGGTGGCACTGGAGGAACATCATCGACTACTTCCGGTTCCGTTACAGTTGGCACTAAAGGTGCCAATACTACATTAACCCTGAATGGGACACTAACGTTACTAGGTGAAGGTGGCGGTGGCGGTGGAAAAGGCACACCTAGTGCTGTAGGTGCGGGCGGAACTTCAACCACTTCATATGGTGGCGGGGCGCCAAGTCAGCCAGGTATAGCGGGTGCAGGTTCGAGTGGTGGTGCTTGCTACGGAGGTCGAGGCGGAGACACGTTTCTTGCATATGGAGGTTTAGATGCTGGTCAAACAGGTTCCATATCGGCCATACACGGTTCTGGTGGACAAGGAGGAGGCGGCAGTACAGGCACTTGGTCTAATAACGGCGGTAATGGTGGCTCAGGTTATGCTAGAATAACGTTTAAAAATGGGTTCAGTTATACCACATCACAAACATTTTCAACACCAACTTCATCGGGAACATTTACTGTACCCGCAGGAATTTATCAAATATATGTGACGATGGTTGGTGCTGGTGGTAATGTTGGGGCAGCCGGAGGTTATATCGAAGGTTTAATAACTGTCACGCCTGCAGAAACATTAACCGTTCGTGTCGGGGGTACTGGCAATACAATGCCTGCAGGTAGCGGAGTAACAGGATATACATCTGCTGGTATTAATGGAGGCGGTAGAGGTTATAGATCGGCAACATCATATGCCGCACATTCGGGTGGAGGATATTCTGGATTATTTCGTAGTACAACTGCATTATTAATTGCTGGTGGTGGTGGTGGGGGGGGTACCACAACAGGAACCGGTGGTGCTGCGGGTGGCGCACTTTCTGATAATGTTGCCGTCGGTGGAGCAACTCCGGGTACGCAAATTGCAGGAGGTAATGCGCGTGGTGCATCATTGATTGGAGGCGACGGAGCTATATACGGTAAAACTGGTTCTGCGGGAGGTGGAGGCGGTGGATATTTTGGTGGTGGCGGCGCTAACAACACCACCGCATTTACCGAGTATGGTGGTGCAGGTGGATCAAATTATCCATTAACTTCTGGCGCAAACAGTGCAATTTTATACAGTCAATCCGGATACAATACGGGCACTAGTTGGGTAGCAAGTTATGGCGGTTCGGGTCAAGGCGGACAAGTAGTAATTTATTATTAAGGAATAATAATGAGTAAACAACATAGTTGGTCTGTCGACCATTTAGAATGTATAAAACAATATACAGAGGGTGCAGTTCCCGTTTGTAATATTCATTGGAAGTTAACTACCAGGAATACTGAAAATTATGTATATACTTCAATACATAATGGCATCACATCAATTGATATGAATGTTCAAGATGCATTAAATCTTTCTAGTGATGATGCATTGAAACTAGTTTTGGATATTTTGAGTGCTGCTGGAGCACAATCTATAGAAGATGAAAATTCTATTCAACTAGATAATTTAATTGTTCCTGTTATTCCAGTTATACGTATATCATGATACTCACTCAAGAATTACTTACAGCAGTCGATGTATGTGAGCATGGACAACAAACAGCCGAAACATATAATTGCATAAATCTCGATCTCAATACGGTTGAAAAGATTATGCAAGAAAATAATATGCCAGGTTATGCAAATTGGGTTAGATCATTATTTTCTAATCAAACTGCATTAAAAGTATCAAAATACTATGAATATATTCAATATTTGGTATATGATCCAATAGAAAAACATTTCAAATCTACACCGAATGAATCTGATATATCGGCAATTAAAGAACAAATAATTTTAGATAATCCTGACGTTCAACAGTCTTTAATTATTGCTTATGAAGAAATAAAATCTTTAGATGGATCGGTGTATAGATTTCCGATACATTAATATTTAATGTGGATGGTAGTTAACTAAATAATCCATTCATATGGAGAATTAAAAGATGCCAGCTGCCTATTCTGACTTATACCTAGAACAAGGAACAACTTTTGTAACATCGGTTACGCTTGATGGAAATAATGGTGAACCTTATAACCTTAATTATTTTACAGTAAGAAGTCAAGCTAGGCGTTCATATTATTCAAGTAACGCTACTCTGACATTTACGTCCACGATTACTGATGCTGCTAATGGAGTAATTCAATTATCTGCAACACCAAGTGTCACCGCAAATGTGCCTGCGGGTAAATTAGTATATGATGTTCTACTTACTGACAGCAATAGTGAGACAGTAACGCGTGTTCTTGAAGGACAAATATTTGTTTCTCCATCAGTAACACGATAAGGGCTCAACATGCCAAATGTTACAGTTAATCCAATACAAACAATTAGTGTAAGAGTAAATCCTGGTAATCAAACTGTAGTACAGTCAACCTCTCAATTTGTTGGCGCATCTAATACTAGTGGTAGTGGAGGTGGCATTTCTGCTTCCGGTTATCTAAACAATTCTGTTATTTTTGCTAACACTACGGGTTACTTATCAAATACTAACACCATAAAATTCTTCTCTTCGAATAACTCGTTGTATGTTGCTAATGCGGTCATAACCGGTTATGGTATTGTATTTCCGGATGGATCAATACAAACCGCAGCAGCATCAGGCACTTTAGCACAATCTGCATTTGATGAAGCTAATTCAGCTAACGTACTAGCTCAAGCGGCATTTACTTCTGCAAATACTGCCTCATCAAATACTATTCAGTTACAAGGTGGTCTTAATACTGCCAATGCTAATATAAGTTTACTTCAAGGTGGATTAAATACTGCCAATGCCAATATAGCATATATTCTTGGTGTGGACCTAGCACAGAATACTAGTATAAGTTTACTTCAAGGTGGATTAAATACTGCCAATGCCAATATTGCTTATATACTTGGTGTGGACCTAGCACAAAACACCTTAATATCAGCAGCAAATACATTAGCTCAAGGTGCATTTGATAAAGCTAATTCATCTAACGTACTAGCACAAAATGCATACAATCAAGCAAACTTAGATATTACCTCAATTTCCACAACTCCTGGAGTATATGGTAATTCAACTTATGTTCCCGTTACAACTATTGCCGCTAACGGTAGAGTAACATCAATTGTTAATACAGCAATCTCCGGTGTTACTATTGGTACAACTACAATTAATCCCGCTGGCACAACACTAACATTAGGCGGTTTAACTTCGATTACTGTAACTCAAGATGCTACATCTGCGTTGCAATTGGCCACAAAACAATATGTTGATGCTGCAATATCGAATACAAACTATCACCTTGCAGCTCAAATATCGACAACAGGTCCATTAACTGCAACATATAATAATGGATCTTCTGGTATTGGTGCAAACTTAACAAATTCTGGAACACAGACTGCATTAGTTATTGACAGTTACACAACTCTACCAAATGATAGAGTTTTGGTCAAGAATCAAACTCTAGCAAATCAAAATGGTGTTTATGTTGTCACTTCAAATGGATCAATATCCACAAATTGGATACTGACAAGAGCATCTGATTATGATCAAAGTATTCTAAATGAAGTTTCTGCAGGTGATTATGTATTTGTTAGTGGTGGAGCAATAAATGGTAATACTTCATGGATTCAAACCTCGACTGGAACAATAGTAATTGGAACTTCTCCAATCACTTTTGTGCAGATTGCTGGACCTGGAACTTATAGTGCCGCTGCTCCAATAACATTAACAGGAACTCAGTTCTCACTTGCGACCACAGGAACTGCTGGAACTTATGGTAACTCTGCATATATTCCAGTATTAACTACAGACACGTATGGTAGAGTTTCTTCTGTATCTAATACAGCAATCTCTATTCCTATTTCGCAAGTAATTGGATTACAAGGACTTGAAGATAGTCAGAATACCAATATTTCATTGTTACAAGATGGTCTTAATACCGCTAATGCCAATATTTCTTATATATTTGGTGTGAACCTAGCACAAAACACCTTAATAACGGCAGCAAATACATTAGCTCAAGGTGCATTTGATAAAGCTAATTCAGCTAATGTATTGGCACAAAATTCTTACAATTATGCGAATACATTATTACCTAATACCGGATCATTAATTACTGTTAATCCTGTATCGAGTTTATACCTTCCTAATACAGGTTCAAATTCAAATCCAACACTATCAATTGGTTATGCAAATACTGGATTGTATAGTCCAGCATTAGGAGATATTGCAATAACTGCAAATGGATACACACAGTTCTATGTTGCGGGTACAAACCCTGCATCCAATTATTTGCAAATAACTGGAGCCAGTTCTGGAAATAGTCCCAGTATTATTGCACAAGGTTCTGATGCCAACGTTTCTATATTAATGAGAAGCAAGGGTAACGGAATAATTAACTTGCAGGTGCAATCGACGACCGCAAGTGCGAATAGTACTTTGTTTCAAATTAGAGAAGATACCACTATAGGTGCTGGCACTTCATCATTAACCTTAGTTGGTGCATCCGTGGCCAGCGGTAGAGTGGCTTTGCGTAGCAGTAAAGCTCTCTTTTTGGGATCTTCGGCAGGTAATGATATAGGATTTTACACCGGTGCAACAACAACTTCTGATGGCAGCAAGCAATTTAATATAAACTCTGTGACAAGTGCTGTCAATTATTTACAAGTTTCTGGTGCAACTTCAGGTAATAATAGTCCAATATTATCGGCAATAGGATCAAATACTGATATCAACATAATATTGTCACCAAAAGGTAGTGGTTCGATCCAAGTGAGTGGTCCACCTGGTGTTCCAGCGGGATTAGTTCTTAGCCGCGATACTACTACAGTAACTAATAGCGCAAGATTATTTTTTGATAGTTCGACAGCCCCTTTTGCAATTTATAGCAGCGGCGGTGCTGGTGGTTTGCTTATTAACTCGACTGCAAGTCCTGCAAATGCTATAACAGGCTCAGGTGGTACTTCCGGTGTAACTCAATTTCGTATCGCATCGCTGGCGTCATCCGTCAATTTTTTACAAGTTATTGGTGCAATTTTAGGTAATAATCCAATACTGTCAGCACAAGGTGCTAATACTGATATCAACATTACAATGACACCGAAAGGTAACGGTGCCGTAAACTTAACATCTGGTTTATTGTTTACCGGTGCTAATACAATAACAGGTGCTAATAATGGTATTACATTTGTTGATGGAACATTACAAATTACTGCTGCCGCATCTAATGCATATTCTCAAGCAGCATTTACTACTGCCAATAACGCCTCATCAAATACGATTCAGTTACAAGGTGGTCTTAATACTGCTAATGCTAATATTGCTTATATTCTTGGTGTTGATAATGCACAGAATACATTAATATTAGCAGCAAATACATTAGCTCAAGGTGCATTTGATAAATCTAATTCAGCTAACATACTAGCTCAAGGTGCATTTGATAAAGCTAATGGTAGTTCATCCGGTTACTTAGCAAACTCAATTATCTTTGCCAACACCACAGGTTACTTATCAAACACCAGTACTATTAAATTCTTCGCATCAAATAATTCATTATATGTTGCTAATGCGGTCATAACTGGTTATGGTATTGTATTCTCTGATGGTACCACTCAGACAAGTGCTGCCTCTTATGCGCCTAGAGTTACAAGTATTGCTAGTGCTAATCCAATTATTCCTGTCAGCACAAGTACAGATCAATATAACATCACAGCATTGGCAGTAGCCGCATCCGTTTCAATTCCGACTGGCACACCCGTAGATGCACAGAAATTAATGATACGAATTAAAGACAACGGAACTGCAAGAGCATTATCTTGGAACATTTCTGGCGCCAACTCATATCGAGTAGTGGGAACAACATTACCAACTACTACAGTTGCCAGTAAAGTTACTTACGTCGGATGTATCTACAATTCTCAAGATTCGTTTTGGGATGTGATTGCAGTAACACAACAATGATAACTAATTTAATACCAACTTACAGTTTTGATTATGGAAATACCAAAACTCATGTATATCATGCGAAAGTTGTCGGAGAAGGATTACCAAAACATGAACATACTATCGCACATCTGACATATTGTGTGCAAGGTAAATGTGCAATACGTAAAGAAAATTTATATCTAGAAATCGATAAATATCACACACCGGTTAAACTAAAAGCCAATGAATGGCACAGTATTGAAGCGATAGAACCGGATAGTATTTTTATCAATGTTTTTCCAAATGAGGATTTATAATGCCAGCAATAGCAGTTATCAATAATACAACAGGTGAATTATATGGCGTAATTATGGCCGAATTAAATGATGAGTGTCGAGAGGGTCACAGATTTGAATTGGTTCCGGATAATGATCCAGTAAATAATATTTGGAACGGAGAAAAATTTGTGCCTAGATCAGGACAAAAAGTTACACCTTTGGAAATATGAGCAAAGTCACAATAGTATTAACTTCTGGTACCACTTGGACTGTACCGATAGATTGTACATCAGCTACAGTTGAAGTTGTTGGAGGCTGTGATTTTTCAGGTTCTGGTAATGGCGGGGGTTATTCTAAAACTAATAATGTAAGTTTAACGCCACTTCAAAAAGTATATATACAAATAGGTCTTCAAACTACACTCACTTGGTTTAATAAAGACACTAATTCTGCCCCAACATATACGGCCAACGGTGCTTCGGCCACTCAAAGTTCCAGTAGCGGAATAGGTGATATTAAGTATAGTGGAGGATTGTCACCGACGCCGACCACTTTCGCTAATGCTCCAGGATGTTGCTCGTATTACTACATATATGGCGGCGCGGGAGGACAAGCAGGACCAAATGGCAACGGCGCAAATGGAGGTTCAGCAACCGCTGTTGGAGATAATACTTTTGGCGGAGGCGGCGGCGGCGGCGGAGCTAACGGAGGTACAGTAGGTAGTGATGCCGGCAATTCTCCTTATAGAGGTGGCGCTGGCGGAAATTCTTTTTTCGGTTCGGGTGGTATAGGACAAACGGCATCTATTAGTGCCACATCAGGCACCAACGGCAGTGGTGGCGGAGGATCATATGCTACTAGCACATCATCACCGGGGACCGCGGGTAATGGAAGTTTGTCTTATTTTTGGACAGACAGTTATTCAAAAATATCTTACGGAGTAAGTGGTGGACCCGGCGGATCCGTTAATTCAACTACATCAAGCACTAACAATTTTGTCGGCGGATCATATGCGGTAAATACTGGAATGACAGCAGGTTTTGGTTTTATAGTTATCACATATACTCCAACATCACCACAAACAGGAACTTATGTAGAGGCTATTACAAATAATTCTCCAGCAGGTTGGAAAGTACCTGCCGGTGTGACTTCATTGAAGATTGAATGCGTTGGTGCGGGGGGAACTGGCAATAGTTTTTCTACGGTATCTCCAGCCAATACTGCAGGCGCCGGCGGTTCATATGCTTCAAATACTGTTGCAGTAACACCCAATGATATTTTAAATATTCAAGTCGGCGTATCACAATCGTACTCTGCTGGCGGTCAGAATAGTAGCACTCCAGGGTCTACTGTCGTTAAAACAAATAGTGGTGTCGTATTAGTTTGTGCAACCGGTGCTGCTGGGGGTATTCTGAGTCTCGGCGCCAATAACATAGGTTCCACAACGTTCCTTGGGGGTGCAGCGGGTAACAATGCTTTTGCTTCTACTCCGGGAGTTAACGCCGGTGGTGGTGGTGGTGGCGCAGCAGGTCCAGGAGGAGCAGGTAAAGCAGGAGGTAATGCAAGTGCAACAGCCACTTCTGGGCGCGCCGGTGGCGGTGGCGGTGCTGGCGGAACTTCTAGTACAGTAGGCGGAAATGCGAGCGCAACTGTTGCTGGTGCTGGTGGTGCAGGTCCTGCTGGCAGCGGCGGCGGTTCCGCAGGAACATCAGGTGCCAATCCGGGTAATGGCACCAATGGTGGTGGTGGTGGTGGAGGATTTTCATCAGCTACACCAAGCCGTTGGTTGGGTGGTACTGGAGGATCAAATACGGTGTCATCATGGACAACTTCGGTACAAAATGCCACTTATGGTCCTGGCGGTGGCGGTGGCGGTGCTGGTGCGCCAACCGGAGGTGGCAATGGTGGTCCTGGAGGTGGCTACGGTGGAGGCGGTGGTGGTGGTGGCATAAGCGAATCGGTTCAACGAGGTGCGGGCGGCCTAATCATACTAACATATACAGTAACAGCAGCAAACAACATAAGTAGTCCTGAAATGACTCCAATGTTCTTTAGGTAAAACATAAATAGTAATACCAACATAAAAGATGGATTAAAATGGCAACGATTACTAATAGAGCAGATTTCACAAGTTACTGTCTACGTAGATTGGGCTTTCCTGTCATTGACATTAACGTCGATGATGACCAAGTGCAAGATCGTATTGATGATGCGTTGCAATATTGGCAAGACTATCACTTTGATGGCCTGCAAAAAATCTATTACATTAAAGCATTACAACAAACTGATATTGATAACCGATATATTGATCTGAGTAATACTTTGGATCAGGATGGCAATCCAATGGAAATTGTTGGCATCTCTAGAATCTTTCCTATTACAGATTCGCAAGCAACAATCAATATGTTCGACTTGAGATACCAACTCCGTCTGAATGAATTGTATGACTTTACCTCTGCGTCCTACGTAAATTATACACTAACACAACAACACCTACGTTCACTTGAACTTATGTTCACTGGATCGGTTCCTATTCGCTTCCAGAGACATATGCAAAGACTATACATCGATTGGGGTTGGGGTAGCAATCAATCACCATTAGGTACAATTGTTGTTGCTGAATCCTATGCTGCAATCAATCCTGATGTTTACCATAATGTATGGAATGATCGTTGGCTCAAAGAGTATGCAACAGCACTTATCAAGCGTTCATGGGGTAATAATCTAAAGAAATTCTCAGGACTTTCATTGCCTGGCGGTGTTGCTCTAAATGGTGATAAGATTTATCAAGAGGCTGCTGATGAGATTGAGCGCCTTGAGAAAGAAATGGAAACCAATTATGGTGCACCGGTTGAATTTTTCATGAACTAAAATGAGACATAAACATCACATTATACCTAAGCACATGGGTGGAACAAATGATCCGTCCAATTTGGTGGAACTTACTGTTTCGGAACATGCAGAAGCTCATCGCTTATTGTGGGAAAAATACAAAAATGATCCGATACGACAAAAAGCCCATTCAGAAAGAATGAAACTGTGGTGGGATGAAAGAAGAAAGGTAGGAACCTAAAATTGCGACCAGCCAATATTTTAATAATTACGGAGCGCATTCCGAACAAAGAGTTATCGAAGACCTGATCGTTGAGTCTATCAAGATCATGGGTTTTGATGCGTATTATTTGCCTAATAATAATGGTGAGGCTAGAGACTTACTGTTTGGTGAAGATCCGCTTCGTAAATTTAAGACTGCATTTCCATTAGAAATGTATCTATCGAATTCTACTGAATATATGGGAGAGAAAGAATTCTTTTCTAAGTTTGGTCTTGAAATTAAAAATAATGTTAGCGTTATTGTTTCGAAACGTTCTTTCTCTCAAAGAGTTCCACAAAATACATTCACTAGGCCGCGTGAAGGTGATCTTGTTTATATTCCTTTCTTGAATGGAACCGGTGAAATATACGAGATTAAATTTACAAACCAAACTAAAGATTTCTTTATGTTGGGTAGAAAAGTTCCTTATTTCTATGAACTGGAAATGGAGAAATTCAAGTACTCACAAGAAGTTATCGAAACTGGTATGACAGAAATTGATGATGTTGTTACACAGTCTGCATATACAATACACCTAGATTTGGGTACAGGAACTGGAACATATTTGGATAAAGAACTTGTGTTCCAGTCACCTGACGGTACTTCGGCAAATGCTACAACATCTGCAACCGTATCTTCATGGAATTCAGTAAGTAAGGTTCTTTCTGTTACGAATATTCTTGGTGAATTTGCAGACGGTTCTGTTGTCAGGGGTGAAACAAGCGGTGCAAGTTATACATTGGCCACGTTTGATCTGATGAACGCTCCATCTACGCATGAAAATTATGATAATAGTTATATTGAAACTCAAGGTTCCTCAATTGTGAACACAACAGAGTCTAATCCTTTTGGTAGAATTTGATGTCAACTCCCACATATAATAGAATTATACGAAAACTTACCGTAGCATTTGGTGATCTGTTTAATAACATCACCTTAGTTCGGTACAATGAAGACTTGACGGAACAAGAAAGATTCTTAGTCCCAATTGCATATGCATCAAAAGAAATGTATGTAATGCGTTTGCAAGGCGATCCTGATCTTGATAAAAAAGTTCAGATGACATTGCCTAGATTGTCATATATTTTGAATGGTATAACATATGATACTTCTCGCAAACTGAATACGAATCAAAAAAGTTTTGCTAGTACAACATCGGGTGGAGTAATTTCACAATACAATCCTGTACCATACGATTTTGATTTTTCATTGTACCTTTATGTACGAAATATTGAAGATGGTAATCAAGTTATAGAACATATACTTCCTTTTTTCACACCAGATTATACAATTAAGTTAAATCTTATTCCTGAGATGGGTGTTGTTAAAGAAGTTCCTATCATTTTAAATAATATCGATTATTCTGTTCAAGATGAGGGTAACAGAGATTCTGATCCTAGAATTGTTATTTGGACTTTAAATTTTACCGTAAAAGGTTTCATTTTTGGTGCAACATCTCCTGTAAACATAATCAGAAATTCGATTACAAATATATTGAGTGGTGTGTCGGAACATGATAACGTTGCATTTAATATGAATGCAACCGGCACTGGAACATATACAGAAGGTGAAATTGTTTATCAAGGATATTCTTTAGCAACAGCAACGGCCACAGCAAAGGTTTTGTATTATTCAAATAATGTGTTACATGTTACTGAAATACAAGGTAATTTTGTTTCAAGTATGCCAATCTACGGCGCACAGAGTAATGCAAAATATACCTTTACTTCTTATGCCGTTGTTCCATTACAACTAGCAAAAGTGAATATTGTTCCTAATCCAACAAATGCCACACCAAATAGTGCATATACATATACCACAACCATTACTGAATATCCTAATATATAATTATTAATCACTTATGAGCGACTTTGAGAAAAATATGGCAGAACTATTCGATGTGACTCCGGTTGTAAAAACGGAAAAATTACCTGTTGTGATACCAAAACCACCATCAGATGTGGTGGATTTGGATCAAGATTTGACTGATGCATACAATCAATCAAAAGAAAATCTACAGGACATTATTGATCAAGGTAAAGATGCAATGGAAGAAATACTCCACATTGCTAAGGCCTCTGAACATCCAAGAGCATTCGAAGTGTATGGCACACTATTAAAGAACGTAGTCGATGCAAATAAAGAATTGATCAGTTTGCAAAAACAAATGCGTGACATGAACGGTAAAAAAGAAACAAACAATACGAATATTGACAAAGCAATTTTTGTGGGTAGCACCGCAGAATTAAGTAAATTGCTAAAAGGTAAAGAATGAGTAGTAAAGACACGTACCGTGACAATAATTTACTCAAACGTGTTGGTGTTGATGTACAGTATACACAAGAACAGATCGATGAGTATGTAAAGTGCGCTCAAGATCCAATATACTTTGCCAAGTATGTAAAGATTATCACACTAGATGATGGTCTTGTTCCTTTCAAGATGTATGATTTCCAGGAGGACATGATTCGAATCTTTCATAAGAATAGATTTGTTATCACAAAATGTCCTCGTCAGGTTGGTAAGACAACAACAACAGTTGCATATCTTCTTTGGGCTTCATTGTTTCAAGACTCTCAGAACATTGCTATCTTGGCAAACCGCGGACAAACCTCACGGGATATTCTAGGTAAGTATCAACTTGCATATGAAAATTTACCTATGTGGCTCCAACAAGGTGTTGTCACTTGGAACAAGGGTTTTGTTGAGCTGGAAAACGGATCTAAACTTGTAGCATCATCCACATCATCTTCTGCTGCTCGATCTGGTTCATTCAACATTGTATTCTTGGACGAATTTGCTTTCGTTCCATCAAACATTGCTACAGACTTCTTTACTTCAGTTTATCCAGTTATTACTGCTGGTACCAAAACGAAGATCATTATTGTTTCTACTCCCAACGGCATGAATCTGTTCTACAAGATTTGGACTGATGCCATAAACAAACGAAACAATTATGTGCCGTTTGAAATCCACTGGTCAATGGTTCCAGGTAGAGATGAAATCTGGAAAGAAGAAACGATCAAGAATACTTCCGAACATCAATTCAGACAGGAGTTTGAATGTTTGGATGGAGATACCCTTGTTGAAATTTTTGATAATGAAACAGGAATGACATCAAAAATGAAGATTAGAGATTTGTATGATTTAGTTTGATATTGAATTCTTTGGATTTTCAACAAAAAATTGAGATAATTAATCCTGATATCGGTAAGATAAAACGAAATGGTAAAATGTTTACTTATGAACGGGCCTTTTGTGTGGAATACTCCAAAAAATATAATGTGACCGAACAATATATATTTCGGATACTAAGAGGAACATCTAAAAATGTTTAAGTTGAATAGGGGTCGGTATTTAATTAACACACCCACAGGTTATGAATACTTTCGAGGTGTACAAAAAAAGATTGTAGATGTACTGTACACCTTTACATTTTCGGACAATACTGATATAAAATGTTCAGGCGGCCATGCATTTTTAACGAATGCCGGCTTCAAAAAAGCGCAAGATATATTATTAACTGATACTTTATCTGGTAAAATAATTACAAACATTGAATATGTTTCCGGTGACTATGAAGTATATGATCCGGTCGGAGTGGAGAAGCATGAAACTTACCTCTCCAATGGAGTTGTATCGCATAACACCGAGTTCTTAGGTTCAACCAATACTCTAATCACTGGCACAAAACTCCAACAACTTGTATATAAAGAAGTTGTTGTTGAACATGATATGATGAAGATATATGATCATCCTATTAAAGGTGATGACGACCTCAAAAAGGATCATTTGTATTGTTTGATGGTTGATGTGTCTGAAGGTAGAAACATGGATGCTTCTGCGTTCTCCGTGTTTGATATTTCAACAACACCGTATAAACAAGTCGCAACATATAAGAGTTCTTCGATTTCTCCTATTTTGTTTCCGACAGTCATCTACAACGCAGCAAAGTTCTATAATGATGCGTACATTCTAGTAGAGATAAATAATAATCCACAGGTTGCAGATATCTTACACCAAGATTTGGAATATGATAACCTATTCAAGATATTTACCGGTAACAAGAAACCACAACAATTATCTGCGGGATTCGGCAGAGGTGTTCAGTTAGGTGTTAAAATGTCACCTGCTGTCAAAAGAATCGGATGTTCCAATCTGAAGACTTTGATTGAAGGTAACAAATTAATTATACAAGATTTTGATACGATTGCGGAATTGGCCACATTTGTTGCAAATAAAACTTCATTTGCTGCTGAAGAAGGTGCAAATGATGACTTAGTGATGACTTTAGTTCTTTTCGCATGGGTAGCAACACAAAAATACTTTAAGGAAATTGTTAGTCACGATATACGTAAACAGATTCAACTTGAAAATATGAATCAAGTTGATGAAGAAACGCTGCCTGCACCAATTATTGAAGATGGGTTGGAACATAGTTTTGAGGTTATGGATGGTGATGTATGGGAATCTGCAGATTCCGGACAAACTTATTCAAGTTTTATTCGGGATATGATGCGTAATCTATAAAAGTAGTCTTACATAAATATTAGTACGGTATAATATTGCCACTATAACATAAAATATCAAGGAGAAAATAATATGGCATTTTCAATCTCTCCAGGCGTAACAGTATCTGAAGTTGACTTAACAACAGTTGTTCCTTCGGTACTTACTACAGCCGGTGCATTTGCAGGACGTTTTGCATGGGGTCCAGCATTCAAAAGAATTACGGTTTCAAGTGAATCTGATTTGAACAAAAGATTTGGTAATCCAGATAACAATAACTATACATCTTATTTTACTGCTGCCTCTTTCTTGGCATATGGCAATAATCTTAAAGTTGTTCGTGCAGTTGGTGCGGCTACATATAATGCTGAGTGCGGATCGGGCACAAACTTGCAAATTACCAATCCGGATGTATTCGAAGCAACATATCTACGCACGGATAATGCTGATACTTATGGTGCATTTGTTGCTAGATATCCTGGTGTATTAGGTAATTCGTTGCTCGTATCTGTTGCAGACTCTGCATCTTATTCCGCTTGGACATACAAAAATTATTTCTCTGGTGCTCCAGGAACTTCTGCTCAAGGTGCCGCTGCGGGTGCGTCAAATGATGAACTGCATGTTATTGTTATTGATGCTGGTGGTTTATTCACCGGAACTAAAGGCACAGTTTTGGAAGTATTTCAGTTCCTTTCTAAAGGTTCGGATTCTGATGACTCTTTAGGAAATTCCAACTACTATAAAAATTATATCTTTAATAATTCAAAATATGTTTATGCTATGGGTCCAGTGTCGTATGCAACAACTAATGCAACATGGGGTCTTCCATTAGCTGCAACTACTTATGTAACTATTGCATCTGCTGTTTCACTTCAATTGGCTAATGGTGCAGATTCTACACCAAGTGCAGCTAACTTTCAAACCGCATTTAATTTATTCTTGAATGCCGATGAAGTTGATGTTTCATTGCTTATCGCTGGTGATGCTGCAGTAGCCGTACAACAAACTGCGATTGATATTTCTTCATCTCGCAAAGATTGTATCACATTTGTTTCGCCTCCGTCAGCTAACGTTGTAAACCAATCAGGTAGTGAAGTTACCAACATTACCGCATGGAATACTGCACTTAATCGTACAACATCATATGCTGTTGCTGATTCTGGCTGGAAGTACATGTTCGATAAGTACAACAACGTATATCGTTGGGTTCCATTGAATGGTGATATTGCTGGTCTTTGTGTTTACACCGATTCTGTACGTGATCCATGGTATTCACCAGCAGGTTACAACCGTGGTAATCTGAAGAATGTTGTCAAACTTGCGTGGAATCCAAACAAGACGGATAGAGACAGTCTTTATACTCTAGGTATCAATCCTGTTGCGACATTTCCCGGTCAAGGAACTGTGCTATTTGGTGACAAAACGCTTCTCAACAAGCCTTCGGCATTTGACAGAATTAACGTCCGTAGATTGTTTATTGTCTTAGAAAAGGCAATTGCACAAGCTTCGAAATTCTCGATGTTTGAATTTAATGATGAGTTTACTCGCGCACAGTTTGTTGCATTAGTAACTCCATTCCTAAGAGACATTCAGGGTCGCCGTGGCATCTATGACTTCCGTGTTGTATGTGATACCACAAATAACACTTCACAAGTTATCGATTCTAATCAGTTTGTTGGTGACATTTATGTCAAGCCAGCAAGAGCAATTAACTTCATCCAACTGAATTTTGTTGCAGTTAGAACTGGTGTAGATTTCACTGAAGTCGTTGGTAAATTCTAATAAATAAAACAACGATAAGGAGATAAAAATGAGTTTCAATGTAGCAGAATTTAGAGCAAATATGATTGGGGACGGTGCTCGTCCCAATCTATTCTCTGTATCTTTAACTTTCCCAACAATTGCAGAAAATGGTGTTGCTGCGGGACAGAAAGCAACCTTCATGGTAAAGGGTGCTCAACTGCCTGGCTCCACAATTGCATCTGTTCCTGTTTTCTATTTTGGTCGTGAACTGAAATTCGCAGGCAACAGAACTTTTGCTGATTGGACACCAACGATCATTAACGATGAAGATTTCCTAATCCGAAATTCTTTAGAGTCGTGGATGAACGCAATAAATAGTCACGCAGGCAATCTACGTAATGGTGGCGCAAAATCTCCAGCAGGATATACTGTTGATGCTACTGTAACACAATATGGTAAAACTGGTGATGCATTGAAGACGTACAAGTTTGTTGGTTTGTTTCCGACAGATATTGCACCAATCGATTTGAACTGGCAAGACAATGATTCGATTGAAGAATACGGTGTAACATTTGCTTATCAATGGTGGGAAGCCATCGAAAGTACAACTTGATATTATTTCCCGATTGGTAAATTTTAAACATTTATTCTTAGATATTGTGCAAAAATTTACTGATCAGGAATGTTTTTTTGAAATGAAAAGGTAACAATGGCAGCAAATAAATTCTCTCTATTTGGTTTTACGATTGCGCGGGAAAAGTCTGAAGAAGACAATTCCGTGCAACAATCGTTTACGCCACCGTCTAATGATGACGGCGCATTAACTATTACGTCTGCCGCATATTATGGTACATATGTTGACTTAGACGGTACTGCAAAGAATGACGTAGAATTAATTTCTCGTTACCGCGAAATGGCTATGCAGCCAGAAATCGAATCCGCTATTGATGATATCGTTAATGAGGCTATATGTCAAGATGATGATGGTAAGATTATCAAAATTGTTTTGGATGATCTGCAACAGCCAGAAAAAATTAAAAAGGCGATCAAGACAGAGTTTCAAAATGTCTTACGCCTTTTGAATTATAAGAATATGGCACAAGATATTTTCCGTAGATATTATATCGATGGTAGAATGTACTATCATATCATTATTGACCGCGAAAATCCAATGTCTGGTGTTAAAGAACTTCGCTATATTGATCCTAGAAAATTGCGTAAGGTTCGTGAAGTCAAGAAGCAAAAAGATGAACGTACTGGTGTCGAGGTCATGGACCTTGTAAATGAGTATTACATTTATAATGACAAGGTTATTTCCAGTTCTTCTTCCAGTTTCGGTCCAGTTGGTGTTCGCATTACTACAGACTCTATTATTTCTGTAGTTTCTGGTTTGATGGACTCACGCCGTGCTGTAGTGCTTTCATACCTACACAAAGCAATCAAGCCGCTTAATCAGTTGCGTATGATTGAAGATGCTACTGTCATCTATCGTATTTCTAGGGCACCTGAGCGTAGAATTTTTTATATCGACGTTGGTAATCTGCCTAAGTTAAAGGCTGAACAGTATCTCCGTGATATCATGGTCAAGTACAAAAATAAACTTGTGTATGATGCAAACACCGGTGAAGTACGTGATGATCGTAAGTTTATGTCCATGATGGAAGACTTCTGGCTCCCACGTAGAGAAGGTGGTAAGGGCACAGAGATTACTACATTGCCAGGCGGACAGAATCTTGGTGAACTTGAGGACGTTAAATATTTCGAAAAGAAACTTTATAAAGCATTGAATGTTCCTGTTTCGCGTATTGATCCAAACAGTTCCGGTTTCTCATTTGGTCGTGCATCGGAAATTACTAGGGATGAATTAAAGTTCTCTAAGTTTGTTGACAGAATGCGTAATAAGTTTTCTGATTTGTTCGACCAAGCAATGCGTGTACAATGTGTACTGAAAGGTATCTGTACCGCTGAGGAGTGGGCAGAATTCAAAGAATATATTCATTACGACTTCATAAAAGACAATAACATCACCGAACTCAAAGAAGCTGAGTTGATGAAGGAAAGATTAAGCTTGTTGGATCAAGTTGATAACTATACCGGTAGATACTTCTCGCAAGTTTGGATCCAAAGAAATGTGCTGCGTTTAACTGATGATGAAATTGCAGAAATGCAAAAGGAAATTGATAAAGAAAAAGAAGAAGGCCTTGGAGTTCCAGTTAGTGTGACAACAAGTATTGCACAACAACAGATGATGAACATGGCCGCTGCTGATGCTCCTGCACCTGATGCCACACCACAAAAAGAAGAAGAAGAGCCAATCTTCAGCAAGATAAAAAGAATTTTATAAATATAATAATCAATAGACTATTTGGAGAAAAAACATGTCTGATACAAGAAGACTTATCGACTTTGCATACGAAGAGAATGGCTCGGAATTCCGCGATGCGTTATATTCGGCTATTCATGATAAGGTCACCGCACACATTGATGCTAAACGTGCTGAAATTGCACAATCGCTAATTACTCAACAAGAAGAAGAAGTTGAGTATGAATATGGGGATGAGGATGAAGAATTGGAAGAATCTGGTAGTCCTTTTGATAAAGACTACAAGAGTCAGGTTCCAACCAAACCAGGTGAGAAGGCAGGTTTCACTTCTAAAAAGGTTTCTACGGGTACAGTTTACTCTAGAAAGCCACCTAAGGACGAACCTACTAAAGATTCGAAATAAATCAGGATAAAACATGGCAAATTTATTTTCATATCAAATATTAAAAGATGATACGCAACATGCGATTATCAAATTGACCGGTGCCTTTGATGGTTCAGGTCAAGAAGAAAATATTGCTAGAATTCGTGCGAACACTTTTTACGGCGCGCTTGATGCAAATAATGTTCCTTTGCGTTCTGCTTTGAGTGTTAGTAATACTGCAAAACCATATTACGGTTTGACTATTCATCGTGTATGGTATGATAGTGATACCGCTACAGGTGATATCCAATTATACTGGAGAGCAAATAATCAAGCCGGTGCATTAGCTAATTCTGGTGTTCCAATAATGTTTATGCAGGGTAATGGTGAATATGACGGCAATGGAAATTGGATCACAATTAAAAACCCCAGTATTGATGCCAATACAAATGGAGACATTAGCATTTGTTCTAGAGGTCAGATTGCAAATGCGAGCTATACCATCATTATGGAATTACGCAAAGACAATGCATATTATCAGCGCGGACAATTCAATGACCCTGCTGCATTCAATTACGGCGAGTATTCACTAAAACCATAATAACATGAAACTAATCAAAGAAATTAATGAAACCGTCAACTATCTGACAGAAGAGGCCGACGGCAAGAAAGTCCTTCACATTGAGGGTCCTTTTCTTGTCGCTGAAAAGAAGAATCGTAACGGACGCCTTTATGAGTTCAATACTCTAAGAAAAGAAGTAGACCGTTACAATGAAGAATACATCAATAAAAATAGAGCATTTGGTGAATTGGGACATCCTGAATCACCATCTATCAATTTAGACCGTGTTGCAATTCTCATCAAGAGTTTGAAAGAAGACGGTACACAATGGATTGGTAAAGCAAGAGTTCTAGACACACCAATGGGTGAGATCGCCAAGAAACTTATTGAAGGTGGTGCTCAATTAGGTGTATCTTCTAGAGGCATGGGTTCGTTGAAGAATGTTAACGGTGTTAATATTGTTCAGAACGATTTTTATCTAGCCACAGCGGCGGATATTGTAGCAGACCCTTCCGCGCCAGGTGCTTTCGTACAAGGTATCATGGAGGGTAAAGAATGGATGATAGTTGATGGTGTGTGGACTGAAGTACATTTACGTGAAGCAAAACAGAAAATCGTTAAAGCATCACGTAAAGATATTGAAAAAGTAAGTCTACATATCTTCGAACAATTCATGAAAAAACTTTAAATATAAATATACAATATAGAAACAAGGAGCTTTTCAAATGGGAACATTTAATCTGTCAGAAGCCGCTAAAGAAATTCTTGGACAAACAACTTCAAGAATGGGTAGTGGTGAGAAATTTGGTTTGGGTAAGAAACTTGCTGCTGATGAGCAAGGTGAAGAGAACATTGGTGGACCTTTGCACACCAAATTCGACAAAGTAAGCATTGGTAAAAATGCTGCTAAAACTGTAAACCAGGCAACTCCACCCGGAGCAACTCCACCTGTTGGATCGGAAAAAAGAGGCGTTGGTTACACTAAATCTACTGGTCCGCAAGATACTATGGGTCGTGCTGATTTACGTGATGGTCCGGATGCCGACAATTTTCAGTCTTGGGATAGCACAAGAGATCGCCAAGCTGCACCTAAAATGCGTAAGACTTATGCACCAAATCCAGGTGCACCTGAGATGAATTGTCCAGAAGAAACCGAATATGAAGATGAAGATTACTTGGACGAAGAGAAAGAAGAATCTGGTGAAGGTCACGAAGATGCTGCACAAGATGCAAAAATGATCAAAGCGGCATTGAAGAAGGAAAAAATGAAAGAGAAAATGAAGGAAGACATGGATGCTCTTCTTTCTGGTGAAAACCTTTCTGAAGAATTCGTTGCTAAGGCTGGTACAATTTTTGAAGCAGCAGTTATTGCACGAGCTGAAGAAGTTATCGCCGAAGCCGAAGAAGCACTCTCAGAACAATTTGAACTTGCTGTCGAAGAAATCAAAGAAGACCTTGCACAGAAGGTTGACGACTATCTTGGTTACATGGCAGAAGAGTGGATGAAAGAGAATGAACTCGCAGTTGAGCGCGGTCTCCGTGCTGAGATCGTTGAAGATTTCATTTCTGGATTACGTGACTTGTTCACCGAGCATTACATCGACATTCCTACCGAAAAGGTAGATGTTGTTGAGGAACTTGCTGCTAGAGTTGAAGAACTTGAGGCATCACTCAACGAAGAAATCGAACGTAATGTTGAAATGAACAAAGAATTAAATGAACAAAAGAAAAATGAGGCTATCTACACAGCGTGTGAAGGCCTGTCGCAAACTCAAGTCGAAAAATTAAAATCGCTCGCAGAGGGTGTTGATTATTCTTCCGATTATGAATTTGCAAATAAACTAGAAGTATTGAAAGAATCTTATTTCCGTACAGATGTTAGAGTTGCAAGCAATAATGCTCTTGATGACGAAGTACTGATCGAAGAAGAAAAGAAGACATTCATCTCTGATGATCCTTCGATTGCTCAATACGCAAAGACAATTTCACAGAACCTTTTAAAATAAAATAAGGAGTTATAAATGTACTTAACCGAAGAACTACAAAAGAAATGGGCTCCAGTTCTGGAACATCCAGAATTGGAATCGATTACCGATCCATACAAAAAGGCTGTTACGACTCTTGTTTTGGAAAACCAACAACAAGCAATGCGTCAAGACCGCCAATCGTTGAACGAAATCACCGATTCGGGTCCTACAAACGTTACTGGCTCAGGTATCAGCAACTTCGACCCAATCTTAATCAGCTTGGTTCGCCGTTCGTTGCCTAACCTGATTGCTTATGATGTTGCTGGCGTTCAGCCAATGACTGGACCTACAGGTCTGATCTTCGCAATGCGCGCCCGTTATGCTAACCAATCTGGTTCAGAAGCATTCTACAACGAAGCAAATACCATCTTCTCCGGTATTGATTCGCGTGGTAATCCATACGGTACAAAGGGTACTGTTGCATCCGACATTGCAACTACATTCCAAGACCCAACTTCTGGCGCTACCACTTCTGGTATCGGCATGACTACTGCTGCTGCAGAATTCTTGGGTTCAGAAGCTTCGGGTGCTAATGCATTCCAGCAAATGGCGTTCACAATTGAGAAAGTTACTGTAACTGCTCAATCACGCGCACTGAAGGCTGAGTACTCGCTTGAACTTGCTCAAGACTTGAAGGCTATTCACGGTCTTGACGCTGAAACAGAATTGTCGAACATTCTGTCTACAGAAATTCTTGCTGAAATCAACCGTGAAGTTATCCGCACAATCTACACTTGCGCTGTTGCAGGTGCTCAGTACGGTACAACTACTGCTGGTTACTTCGACTTGGATACTGACTCGAACGGTCGTTGGTCTGTTGAGCGTTTCAAGGGTCTTATCTTCCAAATCGAGCGTGATGCTAACGTAATTGCAAAGCAAACTCGTCGTGGTAAGGGTAACGTTCTGATCGTTTCGTCTGACGTTGCATCCGCAATGGCAATGGCTGGCGTTCTTTCGTATACACCTGCTCTGACTGCTGACCTGCAAGTTGATGACACCGGTAACACCTTCGCTGGTCTGTTACATCGCCGCATCAAGGTCTACATCGACCCATACTTCGGTGGCTACACAAGCAACCAAGAATTGGTTACAATCGGTTATAAGGGTTCGACACCTTATGATGCTGGTCTGTTCTACTGCCCATACGTTCCGCTACAAATGGTTCGTGCAGTTGACCAGTTCACATTCCAACCTAAGATTGGTTTCAAGACTCGTTACGGCATGGTTGCAAATCCGTTTGCACAAGGCGCTACTACTACCAACGGTGGTCAGTTGCTGGCTCGTACAAATGTTTACTACCGACTTTTTGGCGTGAAGAATTTGATGTGAGTTAAGTTGGAAAAATCCACCGTAGAGTGGAGTTTCAAAGGGAACCTTCGGGTTCCCTTTTTTTCGTCCTATAAATAGTAGTATGACTAAATCTAAACTAACCACACTCGCCGAGCAGAAAACCGAAGCTCAACTTGAAACCTTATCGAGAGAGTCGATAAAATGGCTGATGGGTAAAGTTAATAACTTGAAGAATACAAGTAATATTGCTTCCGCTATCAGTAAAGAACAAGATAGATTTACCGCAAAAGGTAAATTTATGAGGGGCGGATTATATTACTTTTATTATGATCCAAAAACTAAATTGGATTTACCGTATTACGATAGATTTCCATTAGTATTAGTGTTGGAAAAGTATCCTGATGGGTTTCTAGGATTGAATTTACACTATTTACCTCTCAAATATAGAATCATATTCCTGGCTAAATTGCTGCAGTTTGCATCCTACACTGCAGAGCATGAGATAAAGCGCCTCCGTGTCACCTACGACATCCTGGCTGCATCCAAACGCATGAAAGAGTTCAAGCCCTGCGTGAAGCAATACTTGCACGGTCATGTGAAATCAAAAATACTTGCTGTTCATCCTGATGAATGGGATATTGCAGCATTTTTACCAGTGCAACAGTTCAGAAAAGCGAAACCTGCGGCAGTATGGAAAGAATCCATGGAACAAATAAGGAATCCTTAAATGCCAAGTTTAAATGAGTTTAAATCTAGCTTCACTACTGATTTAGCAAAGGCTAATCGATTTGATGTTAGTATTCCTATTCCATTGGTTCTGTTACCGTATCGGGGTATTGCAAGAACATTATCACTTAGGTGTGAGAGTACCAATTTACCAAGCAGAACATTCTCAACAACAGAACAGAAGTTCGGTTCGAATCCTGTTGAGAAATATCCATATATGTCAAACTATAATGATGTCGAGATGACATTTATTGTTTCGGGTAACATGGAAGAAAAGAAATTCTTTGATGCATGGATGGAATATATCAATCCAACATACAAATATGATTTTCGTTACAAAACAGATTACATTAGCACGTTGCAAATCAATCAATATGATGAACTGAATAATTTGACATATTCGGTTAACATAATTGATGCATATCCTATTGCAGTTAATCAGTTGGATTTAAATTGGAGTTCTACTGATTATCATAAACTGACTGTTGTATTTGCTAATTCTTACTGGCAAAACAATTCTCTGCAATCGTTTGGTTCCAGTTTGGCTCAGAACTTTATTGCACAGGTTGCAACAGGTTTTTCACCAAAAGCATATACTGGTCCATTGGGTTCACAGATTGGAATACCTACGGCCGATGTGAATGCTGATGGTACACCTGTTAATAAATGAATATTTTTTAATATATTATTTTTGAGGAGAATACACTATGGCTTTGCCAAAACTTGATGCACCAGTATATGAACTGGAATTACCGTTATGTAAAAAACAACTTAGATTTAGACCGTTCCTTGTAAAAGAACAGCGTAATCTAATGATGGCAATGGAATCTGAAGATAAAGAAACCATTGAGAGCAATATTAAACAAGTGTTATATAACTGTACATTGACAGAAAATATTGATATCAACAAACTTCCGATTCTTGATGTTGAATATTACTTCATTCACCTAAGAGCAAGGTCTGTTGGTGAAGTGGTTGATAACAAATATCGATGTGAGAATCTTGTAGAAGATGTTACATGCAACAATCTCATGGATGTTAAAGTCAATCTGCTTGATATTAAAATCGACAAGGATGAAAACATCAAGGATGAGATTCAAATAAACAGTCAGATCAGTATCAAGTTAAAGTATCCTGAGTTCTCTATCATGGAGAAGGCTACTAAATTCGAATCATCTACCGATTTAGCATTCCAGATGATTATTGATAGTATCGAATACATCTATGATGGTCAACAGTTTCACTATGCTAAAGAATCTACAACCGCAGAACTTATCGAGTTTGTGGAGTCTTTGAACCGAGAACAGTTTGCAAAGATTGAAGAATTTTTTGATAATTTGCCGAAGTTAAATAAGAAGATTGAGATTAAATGTGGTAAGTGTGGTTTCGACCATACGATTGAGGTGGAAGGGCTGGAAAGTTTTTTCGGCTAATATTTCGTCATGATAATTTGCGGAATTACTATAAAACTAATTTCGCTTTGATGCAACATCATAAGTACAGTTTGTCTGAATTGGAGTCTATGATCCCTTGGGAGAGAGACATTTACATTAGTATGCTTATACAATATATTGAGGAAGAAACCGAGAAAATTAAACAGAAACAAAGATGAACAAATACGAACGTGCCGCCGAAGTAAGAGAACGTGGTTTACTTGGAAACATCACTGATAATTTAATATCTGGTGGTGGTTCCATTACTGGAGGTATTGGCCGTGGAATTTCGGACACGTTTAAGGCTAAGGTTACCGGTGTCAAAGAGAAGTTTGATCCGTTAAACATTGCAAAGAAGATGACAGGTGGTGTTGGTGTCGGTATTCTTGGTCGTATGATGGGCCGATCAAAGTCCGATATGAGTTATTTTGCTAATAAGGGTAAAGATGGTGGACTTCTGGGGAGAGCATTTTCAGCATTAAAGCCCAAAGGTAAATTAGGTGGAGTTGACACAGCACTCTATGCAAATATTTCTGATGGTTCTAGAAATGGACTAAAGAAGAATGATAGTTTGGCCAATGTTGGTGCCAAATTGTACAATGCAATGAAGACTTCTTATGATGTTAAGAAACTTGAACGAGAATTGGATAAAGACTTCAGTAAAGAAAATGCTGCTGAAGATAAAAGACGACACGAAGAATTTATTGATGCAATTGAGAAGTCCAAGAAGAAAGCGCCTGAGCCTAAGAAAACAAAAAAAGAAGTAGAGAAACAGACTAAAAAGGCTGAGCCCGCCGCACCTGCTCCAGCACCCAAAGCAGAACCTGGTAAGGCCGCTGCGCCTGCTCCTGCACCTAAAACTACGGCCAAACCTGCCGAATCAACAGCACCCAAAACTGAACCTGCTAAGGCACCAGAACCTAAAACTGAACCTGCTAAGGCACCAGCACCTGCTCCTAAATCGAATGTTAAAACTAAGGCTAAACGTGCTGAGCCAACTGCACCTAAAACTACGGCCAAACCTGCCGAATCAACAGCACCCAAAACTGAACCTGCTAAAGCACCAGCCCCAACTGCAACTAAAGCACCAGTTTCAACCGCGGCAAAAACTGCAGCTAAAGTTGGTGTTGCTGTTTCGGCCGCCGACGCTATTGGTGGTGCTGAAACGGGTGGTAATTATGATCTTTCTTACGGTGATGTATTCAATAAGAAGGCCGGCAAGACAATCAATATTGCAAAGGATCCAAAAACTAAAAAACCACTCAATCTGAAAACACCAGAAGAATATTCTGGAAAAAAATTAACAGAAATGACTCTTGCGGAAGTTAAGGCTTTTGGTGAATATCGATCAAAAAATGGTGCCGGTGCTGGAGCCGTAGGCAAATATCAATTTATGCCCTCGACATTATTTGGTAGCAAAAAAGGAACAGGACTTGTGCAGCAATTGATGCTGAAAAAACCAGATGTGAATATGAATACGAAATTCACGCCTGCATTACAAGATGAATTGCAACAACTTTTGCACACACAGGATGTTAAAACGTTAAAACGATTGGGTGTTCCTATAACTCCAGGTTATGAATATATGGCACATTACATTGGTGCTGGAGGTGCTGCTGCGGTTTATAATTCAATTAAAAAGGGTGAAGATAAAACAGTTGCAGAAGTTATGTCTGATCATAATTATGATATAGGTAATAATGCTGAATTGCTTGAAATAAAAGCAGCTGATTTTGAAGGAATACTTGCAAGTAGATTAGAAAAAAAAGGAGGAATGTCTCCACATTCCTCTGCCAGTCAGGAACTACAAACAGGTAATAAAGTTGATGCTGCATCCAAAACCTTAAAAAATATGCAACAAACTAAAGTTAGGTTAACCGTCATAAGTGACAGTTCAACTACCGCAGTTGTACCTCCTGGAGGTAAAAGAATGACATTAACGAACCCTACACAACAAGATCGACCTGCTTACCAACAATAATAAAACAAAATGGCAAAACAATCCTCAGCACCATCATATCAAGCAGCAGCACAAACTAGAGAGCGTGGGCTTCTAGGAAATGTTACTGATAGTTTAATATCAGGCAATGGTTCTATTGCCGGTTCTATTGGTCGAGGAATTTCCAGCACATTCAAGGCTAAAGTAACTGGACTCAAAGAGAAATTTGATCCGCTAAACATTGCAAAGAAACTGACAGGCAATGTTGGCGCGGCAGTAATTGGTCGTGCAACTGGCCGAAGCCAAGAAGATATGGAACATTTTACTGGGCGTTCACCAAGAAGTAAAAATGCACCTGCACACCAATATACAAAAACTGGACCAGATTTAGGTGAACTGAGTAAAGCACTGCATACAAAAGTTTCTGAAGGTCAACAACCAAAATTAAAATCGGGTGATAGTGTTTCCAATGTTCTGGCTAAAATTTATAATTTATTCCTGATCAACAGTAAAGCAGACTCGAATGCGAGAGATGAAGACAAACGGAAGAAGATAGAAGAAAACGAACTTAAAGAAAAACAACATAAAGAAATATTAAAAGCCTTAACTGGAACCGGCATGGCTGTACCAGTTAAAGCGAAAAAAGAAGAAGGTAAATCTTTCCTTGAAATTATAGGTGAAATGGTTAAAAGTGTTATTGGTACCGTTACTGGAATGATTGATAGTGCTATTAAACAAGTGACTGATATGTTTGGTTGGATAACAGATTTCAAATGGCTCAAGGATTTGGGATGGTTAAAGGAACTAACGGGTTTAAAAACATTAATTAACGTTTTAAGATTTTTAGCGCCACTATTAACACCCCTTTTAATAGTGGGAGGCATTGCTTTAACTGCTTGGGCCGGTAAACAAATATTGGATAAGATGGCTCAATGGCATACTGGAGACCCAAATGCAACAATTGAAGAAGTTGTAAGTGATAAGGTTAAAAACATATTTGGTATAAAAACCGAAAAAGAAAAAAGAGCAGATAAAGCGAACGCAGAGCATTTCAAAGACGTGACGGATGCGGCAACAAAAAATAATAATACAATAGATGAGGATGTTAAAAATGAATTGTTAAGTCAAGATTGGGTGCAGAGTAATCCAAATATGGTTGCGGCACTAAACCAATTCAGAGTAAATCCTAAACAAAATAAATCTGCGATGGAAGTCGCAGGTTCACAATTGCCTGCTGCAGGACAAAGTATTTACGATATAGGTGTTGCAAAATCAAATGCGAGTACAGGTGAAACTTCCATAAAAATTGGAAAAATGGGTGGACGTTCAGGTGCAACACAAATGCCACCTGAACCTAGTCCTATCGGCGCAAGAATTGTTGATGCGACTACTAATAACAATGATGCAAAACTAAGTGAAGATAATACACCTAAAATAATAAAACTTGATAACTCGAAAACTGTTGGTGGAGGTAGTTCTGCTCCTGCTATTGGTATGGACAGTTCTGTGTCTGTACGAATTGATGATCCGACTTTGCAAAAATTGCAGAAACAGGGGCTTCGACCCATATAATGAAAAACCCCGCACTAGGCGGGGTTCTGTGTTGGTCAATTAAGACTAATCACTCATCATCATTAGCCAACTTCGAGAAGTAGCTAAGATCATCTTCTTCCTCTGTCGTTACCAACTCAGGTTCAGGTGCTGGCTTGCGTGGTGCAGCCTTAGCCTGTTCTACGGTTGTACGAACAGCGGGAACTTCACCATTAAGACCCAAGACCTTATCCAGACGGCTCTTCAAATCATCGAATGACTTGAATTCGCTATCGGCTGTCATGGTCTTCAGAGAGTGCTGGTTCTGCCAAATCTTTTCCAACTTGTCATCATCAGCCGACAATGGTGCTGGAGATTCGAACTCAGACTTATCATAGTTCTGATAGCCCTCGACCTTACGAATCTTCAACTTGAAGTTAGCACCCTTCCACATATCAAACGGATTGATAGGTGTTTCATCTTCGAAAGCAGGGTTCATTGCTTCAGTAATCTTATCAAAGATTTTCTTACCGAACTTGAACAACTTGATCTGCCCTTCGTTTTCTGGATGCTTAGGATCCGAAACGATATAGACGTTAGCAATATAGTTAAGCTTACGCTTTTGCTTACGAACTACGTCCTTGTTGGCTTCGATGCCTGAATTCCACAGACTCGAATTGTGTTCACACACTGGACACTTTTGGTTGTTGGTTGTCAGGCAGTTATCGATGAGCCAGCCGCCAGGACCTTGAAATCCATGGGAGAAGATTTTAACCCATGGGAGAGAATCATCACCATCTTGTGGAGATGCCGGCAAGAAACGGATGGTAGCCATACCATTGCCTGCCTTATCGACTTCTGGACGCCAGAAGGTTTCTTTCTTGTCTGATCCCTCAGAAGAAGAATTGAGTGCCTCGATTGCCTTAGACAACTTATCGAGATTGCCGGATTGGCGCTTGAGATTTGCAAATGAACTCATTTGAGTTTCCTTTCGTATTACGGAGTATATTAATGTATTAACGGATTATCCACATAAATCATAATGATGATCTATATAGCCATCATAACATAAGACTTTTTAGTTTGTCAATGGTGGTTTCGGCAGACTTGTGAAGAATACCAATTCCACCGGCTTTGTTCCAATCATCGATAACACTTACCGTATCATCAATGATTATGGAATTTGGTGTTGCAAATTTGTACTTTAGGTGTTTTCCTGGTACAAAATTTTGCTTGTAAGTAATACCATGGTTTTTCAACCAGATACGTTTTTGTTTAGATACAACATCATGCCTAGACTCAGATGCAGTTGAGGATAAAATCTCTTTTGGTACTTCTAGAGAATCCAGTGCAGATAACAATTGCAGTGCATCAGGCATCATTTCAAGTGTTGCAAAGTTCATATCAACAATAAACTTATCAAATTGCCGATGAAACTGCTTATTGCTTAATGTTTCTGGGCATACATTAAAAACTTCGTTATATCGTTTATGGAAGTCGGATAATACGCCATCCATGTCTACATAAATTTTATCAATCATATTAAATGCTCTTCAAATAATCAATAACCAAATGAAAGTGTTCGTTGAAACGGTGATCTGCACCACGAATCATATCATAAGAACACGAAGATACTACAGCATCGAGACAATCTGCATGGTCTAGAACTTCATCCTTTTCAGCGAAGAAGTAATGGAACTTTTCAGAAATAGTCAACTTAGTATACTTGTTCCGAATTTCTTCGAATATTCCATATTTCTCAAGAGATAGTTCTGGATCGTATGATGGGTTGATAATAACTGCACGGCAATCATATGCCTTAGCCAGTTTAGAAGCCATCCAGCCACCAAGAGAAGTACCGACAAAGATAAGTTCAATATCCTGGTGTAGATAATCCAGTAGCACTAAATCGATTTCTCGACTGATACTATCAAAAGCGACCACAGGATCAATACATGCATGAAAGCAATATGCATCAAATCCTGCATCTTTGAGTTGTTGCAATTTATCCGTATTGGGATTTGAGCCGTAGCCGTGGCAATAAACAATAAGTTTCTTCATGCAGAAAGTATATCACACCTTTTAATCCTTGTCAACCTTTGGGTGTCCCATGGCCACTTTCGTGTGGGTTTCTCCACCAATCTTACGATCATAATGTTCACCACCTTCGTGTGGGCTAATATCTTTGTTAAGTAGTTTACCCACTTTGTTATTATGAATAACAGGAACTCCCATCTTACGCTGGATTTTCTCGGCTGCACCAGAGACTTCACCCCATGCGCGTTTCTGCTCATGGTCTTCCATCTTTGTCTTCTTCCAATCATTTTTACCTTGTTCAGAACCATCTGTACCAGAAGCAATAGACTTTCTACCATGTTGTTTCTTATAAAGATTAACAGCGGTTATCTTATCTCCACGCTTGGTTGCTTTGATGACCGAGTTTGTAATATCATCATGTATAGCATCAGATTCTTTCTTGGTACCTGATCCATTACCACCATAGCCGCCGTCTACATTCTTATATGAGTGTTGAATAACATCATGGATTTGTTGGCGGTGCTTCTCTCTGAATTTTTCATGTTCAGGATTAAGTCCGATGGATAATACTTTTTCAGCCAAGAAAGATTTAAATGAACGCATAAGGATTTTTTAGTAGTTGGAAATACAGACCATTATTTATGCATATTCTTGCATCTTGTCTCTTAGTATAGATTTGAACTTTGCTTTATCATATTCAATAAATGGTGCATACTTCTCACATTTCAATCTGAAACTCGGCCAGATAATATCATCATCAATTTTCTTACTCCACATAGGAAAGAAGTTGAGGATATCATTGAGAATAACAAAGGACTCCAGCGTAATCTTGTCGTGACCCAGCATATCATATAGTTGGGGATACTGACCATTTACAACTTTAAGACATTGTTCCGGATTACCAGATTCCATCACCTTGTCCATATCATTGGTGAAATTATATGTCAGAGATTGAATACGCTTTTGCCATTTGGTGTATGCGTCCTCAGCCTCTGCACCCATAATCTCGCCGATCCAGTTTACATTGTATGTAACGAAATTAGCAACCAAAAAGTCCTTGAGTTCTGGTAAATCATATTTTCGTGATAGTCTGTAGAAAGAATACTTATCTTTACGTTTCAGAAAACTATCTTTAGATACGTTTGTCTTACCATTATACTTATGGTAATTGTAACTACTAGATGTAAAGTGTAATTTCAGACTGTGATATAATGCAAATGCTGCAAATCCAGTATTTTCAGTCATCACTCATTCAAATAGGGAGTTTGGAAGTCTTCTTCATAAGGTTGTTTTCTTCCGCTTCTTCCTTGATCTTCTGTTTAAGAATAGGAGAAATTAGAGTTGCAGCAACTTCGATTTCCAAACCTGTACCCTCACAATGGAAGACAATAGCATCAACGAGGGAACAATTTTCTTCATAGGATAAGTTTTCGATCAAATCAGAAAACTCTTTAATTTCATCACGACTGGGCATTATGTACCTTTGTTAAATGGTTTTATAGAAAATATGTCTACCTATTTTTGACACGACCTTTGATTTGTCCCAATTGGTAGTTATGTAGTCTGCATGATAGAATAAAGCATTAGTCTTGGCTAGTTTATCATGAAAGGTGCTCTGTGTCAACATCTTTTCAGCAATTAACTTAGACTCTTCCCATGCATATGGTTCCTTTTCTTTCGAAACCTTGACACAAACCCAACTGAATTGACAGACACCGTTGTCTTTTTGTTTCACCACACCACATATATCTTTGGCATATTTGTTACTATTAACTCGATTAACTGTAACTTGTGCAATGGCGAGTTTACCCTCATACGATTCTGTACCAGCTTCATAATAGATATTATTGGCTAGACAGTTTACTTCTTCTTGCATCATGTGTTGTAGAACAACAACTTCACGTACTGTATACGATTGAAACGTATATTCTTTAATTAAATCAATAATTTTAAATGACAAGAACATCGAAAGTACAACGGAAATGGCAGACATTAGTGCTACATGATATAGCACTTTCTTAGTTGTTAACATTTTTTCTCCTGTTTTGGGACTTAGAAAATATTGAACTATTTCAATTGAATTAAATTTTCTCTGAATACATTCCAACATTCTTGCCAAGACCATTTGATGCTGGATTTTTCCACTTCATCTCGGTCAAGTGAAAGACACCTGTTGATACAATCATTCAAAGGGTCATTCAAAATTTCTTCCATATAGCCATTGACACCAGGTTCTATTATGTCAATCGGACCAGGAACTTTGTATGCTGCAACTGGAGTTCCCACGGACAATGCTTCTATTATTACTATGCCAAAAGTATCTACCTTAGAGGTAAACACAAACACATCTGCATTCGCATAATACTCTGCAAGTTCTTTACCAGTTTTAACACCAACAAATTTTACGTCTGGATATTTTGATTGTAATTCTTCTCGACATGGACCATCACCAACTACTATTTTTTTAACCCATGGCGAACAATCGAGAGAACAGAAATTCTCGATTCCCTTTTCTTTACTTACCCTACCCACACTCAATAAAACTTTACCTTCATATTCAGTTCGAAGATTTTTATTAAATATCTCTCTATCTACACCGCGGGTCCATGGAATTATGTCTGAACGAAATCCATGTTCTTCCAGTTCTTTCACCATTGTATTGGTGGTAGTTAATACTTTTCCACTATGTTTATGAAACCATCTAAAATAAGCATAACTAACGCACTCCGGAATTCCATACAATTTCTTTAAGAACTCAGGAAACTTCGTATGATAACTAGTGTTATACTTTATATTCTTTCTATCCAAATAACACCTTGCGAAAAATCCTATAGGACCTTCCGTAGCAATGTGTATATAATCCGGAGATATGCTTTCAATCTTTTTTCCAATTTTAAACGGGATTGAGAGTTTAACATCAGAGTAGCCAGGACAATCAATATGATAGAACTGCCCGGGATCAAGATATACAATATCAAACCCATCAGCGTTAGCACATTTTTCAATGTTTTTGAATGTAGTAACGACTCCATTTATTTGATCCGGTAAATTGTCGGTTATAATTAAAATTTTCTTTCGCATGTTCAATCGTAAGTATCTTCACTAATATTTTGGGACCATGTAATTAATTCCCAAGAACCATCATGATGTTCAACTAATGCAGTACAGGATTCTACCCAATCACCGTCATTCATATACATGATGCCATCAATATTTTTGATTTCTGCATTGTGTATATGTCCACAAATCACGCCATCAAAACCTCTTTTAATGCAATAGTTAGTGATATTTTTTTCAAAATGAAAGATAAAATCGACTGCTTTTTTAACCTTATGCTTTAAGAATCTACTGAGACTCCAATATCCAAAACCTAGTCTATGTCTCAACCAGTTTAATTTAGTGTTGGCGCTTAGTATAAAATCATATGCGCGGTCACCTAAAAATGATATCCATGGAGCAAGTCTGGTGATACCGTCAAATAAATCACCATGTACTACCAAGTATTTTTTACCATCAACGCCTAGGTGTTCATATTGGTTTGCTATCTCTACCATACCAAAACCTATATTATAAGATAATAGTGGCCTCAGAAATTCATCATGGTTTCCGGCAATGTAAATAACCTTTGTTCCATCTTTGGAACAACTGAGAATTCTGCGAATCACATTGGTATGACTTTGCTTCCAGCGCCACTTATTTTGTTGGATTCTCCATCCGTCGATTATGTCACCGACAAGATAAAGGGACTCGCAACTATTGTTTTTCAAAAAATCATTAAGTAATGCGGCCTTGCAGTCTTTTGTACCTAAGTGTACATCAGAAATGAAGATACTTTTGTATTTTTTTGTGTCCATGATTTTATTTATAAGTACCAGTTGATTCTGTTTCCAAGTTCAACTGGCAAAACTCAGATGGTGCTTACGCCGCCATCAAAAATGCATCTTCGTTTGCATTTACTTGGTTTGCTTGATTTACAGTCATCGCCTACTGGATTGTCCGTGCATATACTTTTTGCCCTGTCGAAACTATTTCCGGCCCATCAAAAGCACACTAAGTCTTTTTGGCTACTGCCGATACCAAACAGAATATGCTTTTGGTGGACCGGGCGGATACTGCCTCCGCGTCCAGAACTCATTTCTACTTACTTCATACAATCATAGCTTCTTACTTCGTGAGTTGTAAAAACCCCATGAAAGCAACAAACATAATGAGGAAATACAATGCGATCATAATAACTCCTTTAATTATTTCAAAAAATCTCAGTTTGGATTCGAACCTTGTCCATGTATTGTCTACCTGCACGTCCCACCGTACTGACCGAGATTGCATCTTAACACATATTTATGTGTTTGGCAAGATACTACAAACACTCAGGTATTTTGGTCGTTATAGTAACGGATTGCTCGTACTAAACCTGTAATGTGGTCTTCTGTCTTTTCTATAAACAATAAAGGCTCTTCATTTTCTACCGCCATTATAGTCACCAATTGATTTATAGGTTTGCCAGTCCTTTCTTCTGCCATTAAGGAATAAGCACATTCTTGCCAAAAATAGTCCTCGATCATATCTTTGGTTTTTATTTTTTTAGACGTTTTAAAGTCTATGATACTCAATACGCCATCAAATTCTCCTATACAATCCACACGACCAGCAACGCCTAATTTTTCAGACCATAAAGTCTGTTCCTGATACCAAATATTATTAATCCTGTTTAGATAAGGTTTGATGCTAAAGAACATCTCCCTAGCGTCTGGCATAACATCACCAAGCGAATCGTTGTTCAGATATCGTTCACATAATGTATGCACATTGGTGCCTCTTCCAGATGCTTTCCTAGAGATTTGGTTGGCAACATCTTCACCCACCCGACGGCGCCAAGCCTGAATTGCTTCCTTCTTCATTGCACCTAATACGGTGGTGATGGACGGAATACGAACTCCGCTAGGTAAAACATAGAATCTTTTACCGTCTTGACCAGTTTCAGATTCTAGATTTTCGAGTTCTTTAGGTGGGCAATAGTTAAACATATCTCAATATCCTAATTTTTCGCAGGCCATAATAAAGGATTTAACCAAACTGCTGCGAACAATATCATCTGGTGTAAATGTAATTTCAGTAAACTCACTCATATGACGAGCAACTTCCAGAAACTCTTTGAGTCCTGATACGTCATTTCTTGATTTAATCAAGTCATTTTGCTTCAAGTCACCAATGAAGATAATCTTTGACCTATGACCAACTCGGCTAATAACAGAGGATAATTCATGAAAAGTCATTGATTGTGATTCGTCGACCACAACAATAGCATCATCAATAGAAATACCACGAATTGCTGTGGTGGAAATAAATCTTGCATGAGATTGCTCCTTTAGTCTTTCCCAAGCATCCTTACGACCGAATAGTGTTTCACATATTTCTTTATAAGGTTGTTCGTAGATTTCCATCTTTTCATCAAGTGTACCTGGAACAAAACCCTGATCCCTCACCTGTACCGCGGAACGAACAACAACCAATTGCTTGAATGGATTATTTTTATCTAATACCTCTTCAATTGCACGATAGACTGCAAGAAAGGTTTTACCCACACCAGGAGAACCAAACATGCCAATAAAATAATCACCTCTCTTATAAGCATCAAAGAATAATTGCTGATTTTCTGTTAGTGCTTGAAATGTTTTAAGGTGATCCAACTTTATTTTCAGAGAGTTTGTTACTACAGGAAGATGCTTACTATTCGAGTCATCATTCTCAACAAAATCATCACGCTTTTGTACTGGAGTTCTTTTAGTGGCCATTGTTTACCTTTATTATTTGTGTTTTAGTAGAGCGGCTATCTTCTTTTCCTTAATAACATTATTAATCAAGCGTACATTGGATTTCAATGTACCGTTCACATTTGCAGGAGTTGGATTACTCCTCAGTAGATATGGGATTTTTTGGTTTACCATTCTCGGGGGAGTTTAGTTTTGTGAGTTTTACCAAGTGTATTTCCTGGAATGGTGGCTTTCATACGTTCGATGACACCTTGCTCAAATGCTTTACATGGTTGACCCATTCCTGGAACACTCATGCGAGATCCATCACTCATAACGGGTAGATTCTCTGCACAGAAATATCTTTCTAGATGTGGATTCGATTCTTTAAACTCTTCAAGAACAGTATAGGACATTTTATGTTCCTCTACTTCATTTGTATCTTTGTTTAAGAACTGATATGTTGGCATGTGAACCACTCCGGAACATTACGAGAATTGATTTTGCCTTGCCATGAAGCAAGGTGCTGTTTATTCTTTATATAGTAGCTACGATAGGAAGAAATAGAATCTCCTGCAACTTTAACCTCATCAGGCATTGCAGGAGTCGGTTCAGAAAATGGTTCAGTATATGAAATATTATTTGGCGGAACACCAAGTTTATCTACTAGACCTGACGATTCACACTTATGAATTTTACCATAACGATAAGTATATTCTCCGCATAGGTGTACGAGAATACAAACTAGATGCATATAATTCTTGACAGATTTTCTTACCCAAATGGCAGATGGATGACTGATATGAGTAGCAGAATAAAGAATATCATTTCGATTGTCACTAATATGATATACAGTTTTTTTTCTACCAGACTCAGAAAGTCCAACAGTTTGTACGCCGTCTAATACTCGATGAGCCGTGGATAATAGTTGGCAATATTCGAGAATCATTTTTACCACATGTTTATCGGCATGCATTTTGGCACATTCGACTGCGGATTTATCGAGATAGAAAATATTCATTTAGGATAAGGTAGTTTTTCAAGTTTCAAATTAGATTGTAACACTCTTTTATGTCTTTTGTCAACTGGTAGCAAATAAAGATAACGGTGTTTACCTTCTCTCTTAACAGGTTTCCAGTTGTTTTCCCGCACGAATTCCTTCGATACGTTAACACCATTCTGCCTTGGATGCCTGAGGCGTCCTGTGCTGTCCAGGTAGAAGGTGGACCTACCTGAGGTACCAGTGTACAATGCATTGGTTGCTTGGTAGATTGTACCCTTGTGCCCTTCTGTTGCATCAGCAAAAGATAAGACCGCATTATAATTGGGCCTGTCTCTTTTCAACAACTTTAATGCTCTGACAATAAAGAAACTCTCGGAGTTTTTAGGACATTCATCAAGTAAAACCAAACGGTGCAATTCAGTAACCGACCTTTTATGTTCTACTCCAAATACACTTGCACATACTGCCTCAGAACATGGGGTAGCAAATGCACATACACCTACAAGCCTAGTACCATCAAATAGTCCATAACACATAGGACCATTATGAATGCCATGGGAATAGTGATGAGTCTTGACAAACTCTTTTCCCACGGCTGATGATATTTTGTCTACGATGTAGTCAAATTGTCTACAGTTATTCAATTTCAATCGTAATGAAAGATTTCGATTTGGAATTATAATTCTTCTTTTCACCTGCATTATTTTCTCGGGTGAAAGAAATGCGTTCAGTATCTTCATACTCAGTTCGATACGGTTCGAATTTGTATTGAAGTGAGGACAAAGCCATTCGGAAATTTGATGCATTCTCATCACCAGAACGGCAGTAATCAAGCAACGACAGAATCAATCGCGCTTCAATTTCAGTCAGTTTAAATTTAATAGTTTCAGCACTCACAATATTTCTCCATTAAAAAAATAGACGAATGTAACCAATAGTATCAATAGTTACCAATAATAGATAATTGATCAACATACCAAAAGAATTTCTACTATATGCAGTCCATGCATATAAAGAACAACCAGTAATGAACATTGGATACAAGAAGATAAAAGGTGGATTAGGTATTGTTATTGCCATGATAACAGCACAACTAATGCTAATTGCCCAAGCAATAACTTCTAGAATAAATCTAATATGATTGGATTTCCAATCCAATTTAATCCACGAAATTATATCCTTTACTACTTGAGTAATCACTTCTTAGGTGAACCAAGTGTTGGAATAACTATATCGTCATCTTGTGGTGCCGAGACCTTTAGACTCTTAACCTTCTTTGCAATATCATCGACTGATACTGTCTGCAATACAAACTGCTTGAATAGTTCATAACTATCTCGCACCTTGAATGATACCTTACTGCCTGCTGCGGTTGCAAAGAACAATGCACATCCGCCGGCGGCTAATGGTGCAATTTCTAGCACTTCATCTAAATTAATGATAACTTTACAACCTTTTTCAATCGAATCCACCTCGATAAATAAGCTCACTTTTATTCTCCTATAAATATGAAAGGTGCCAGTCACGATGCGTCAACATCTACTGGCTCTATGTCATACACTTTAACACAAGGACACAGCTATGTCAAGTATATATGATACAAAAAATATTCCGCCAAATTTTTACGTTTATGCTTATCTCCGGGAAGATAACACTCCGTATTATATTGGCAAAGGTCAAGGCAAAAGAGCCTGGTTTCATTTTAAAAATGAAATACTACCACCAAAAAATAAAACAAAAATTATAATAATTGAAGCCAATTTAACTGAAATTGGTTCATTGGCAATTGAGAGATATTTAATACGTTGGTACGGGCGAAAAGATAATAACACAGGAATACTTAGAAATAAAACTGATGGTGGTGAAGGGGCATCCGGACGGAGATATAAAATGTCAGATTCACACAAAGAGAATTTATCTATAGTCAAAAAAGGTAAAATTCCACCTTGTGTCTTCACACGAAGAAGTTATATCGGTCAAAATAATCCAAATTATGGCAAAAAACTGTCCGATGAAACAAAACATAAAATATCCGAATCTCAGAAAAAAAGACTTTCTAAAATTTAATTTTTGCCAATTTCAAACTTCATAATAATAATTTCCTTTACAAAACATTACTTACGATTACAATCTGGAACCGTTACCAAATATACAGTATTATCGGTATACGGCCGAACAAAATAACACAGACCTTCAATATCCCAAACAAGATGATTTTGAACACCATTCTTGAAATCCTTCAAATCAGGAGGATTATTCGTGCGGTTGATATAGTCCCATGCTTGCTGAGTATATAGTGTCGCAAAAATCAAACCTGCAACCAGAATGGCACTAATCGTAAGGTGAACAAGAGAAGAATTCAAAAGCCATTTACCAATTTTCTCAAGCATTAATACACTCCAAAATAATAACAAATGCCACAAACAAGAGAAAGTACAATCGTAGTACAAATTATAGTAACTGTAATTCTTCTTCTGCGATCAATTTCTTCATAAATTTTTGTTTGTTCATAGATAAAATCTTCATTATTCATCATAAGGCTTGTCTTCCTCTTTAGTGAAGAAACCCTTTATCTTCAGATGTTCATTCCATGATTTGCAATAATCATTATCCACATCACACAATTTCAATGCATCTTCTTCAGAGATAACTCGATGAGATACAATGGTTTCTCCAATATCCTGTTGCGAGAATTCTTTTGCTTGATGCATTGATACTGTATCAAGTGCCCATTCGGATTTACCTTCAGGCACCTCAACCATATAACGCATACGATATGACTGAACGCATTCAACAAGAACCCATTCTTTCTTCACAGGTACTGGTCCTGCCTCGGTTTTATTAAGACCTAGACCACAATTGTATGCATAGTTAAAGGCTTCTCTAATCGGATCGCTACAATTAGCTGGTTGCTTCATATAATCATAATACAACTGTTCACGACACTTCAAATCAAATTCATTCATTTTCCGCTCCTATAAGATTCCATCCATTCAATAAGAATATCTTTTGCTTCGTACTTGTCCAGACCAAATTCATTTTGAAGATATGGTGCAGCACCAAACATATTGGTGACTCCACTATCTCTCAGGGATTTCAAATACTCAAAGTAAGTTTCTTTCATTTTCTTTCCTTAGTTGTTCAATCTCATTTGCTGCCTCTTCTAATAGATCAGCAATTCTATCTGGTGCGCCTTCCAGTACACTCTTGCGTGTAGGAATCTGTCTGCGTATCATAGCACGTTTCCGCAGTCTGTCAACCAAATCCGTGTTAGTAGTTGTGTCCATACGTCAACTATTGCGATTAAAATATTCTACGGCAGTATTGGTATCGGTAATCTTGTCATCAATCTTATCAATCTTGTCAAGAATCTTGTCATAGTTATCAAAAATTTTAGTGTAATAAACTTGCAGATCAGATTCTGCCTGATCGTACACAGTTTCTGGCTTGATAAGTCTAGGTTCTAGACCAGCACAGGCACAGGCATAATCGCCTAGTGTGTCCAGAGTATCCTGTGCCATTTCTCTGGCACCAGCAATATATGCTGCTTCCATCCATTCTAGAATACGCTTCTCGCGCATAATACCTGCTTCAAACTCAGCATAGAATCTTTCTGAACGCAGGGTGAAACCTTCTAGTTCATCAATATATTCTCTGAATTCTGCCTTGAGATTAAGATTAGTTCTACGTGCCATCATTCAACTCCAAAATATCGCTTGATAAGTTGACCATCATACACTGGTTCGTAGTGTTTGTCAATCACAAGGCAGCATTCCTCCAGAATTCTAATCACTAAATCTTCCACACTTGCACTCTGAACAGGTCCAACTGCACAATAATCCCTCATACGCTCATCCATATCAATGAGTTCTTTAATTCGTTCATTCATTTTTCATGGTCTCCCTAAAAATTGGTCTAATCATAAACACCCATACGGCGTGGCCGATCCATCCTACAACGATGCCCCAAACAAATGCATTCATTCCGCAACTCCGAAATGTTTTTTAATCTTATTCACGCTGTCTGCCTTTGCCGTGAACCATTCATCTGTGTAAGAATCCTCTGGACCACCAATTTGAACACATTCTTCCACAATCAACTGGGCAAACTGTCGCCAATCAAAATCGCCGATATACTCACGATCAGCACCGTGGTCTTTCTTAAGACCAGCCTGCTCAGCCAATTCTAGTATACGTTCATTCATACTGTATCTTTCCATTCCCAACCAAGACAAAACTGCATCATCTTACGGTGAAACCATTTTGGTTTGATTTCAAAGTGTATGCATAATCCTCCATCCCCACCAATTCTGTACATTCCAACATACTTTGGAAGTGGTCTAAAAGTAAAAATATCAGTATCTTCACTCATGTCTTCGGCTCCTTCAATTCCTCGGTGCTGTCAAATGCCGCGATGACTTTGCGGATCAGTTCGGCGGCACGCGGGCCTTCGTGGTTTGTGGCGGCAAACTCGGCCTCGCACAACACGGGCACAAACTCGCCAAAAACTTCGCGGAGCACTTGCCTTCGTGCCATCTCAATGCGATCGGCATGATGCCCATTGTGAACTTCAAGCTCAGTAAATCGCACCTTTACCTTGAACGTGGCTTCCAGCGTGTAGACGTAGCCGAGATTCATATCGATGGGGCTCAGTCGGTCGTACTTCTCCGTGTAGTCAAACCGTGTCATCGGATAGAACTTGCGATCCGTTTTGTGAAGCAGCAATGCGCGGCCAAGTCGGCTCATGGTGTCACCGCCTTCCCGCTGTCAGTTTCTGGCTTGCTCTGCTCGGCCTGCCGGATATAGCGCAGCGCGGTTTCGTGCCTCGTTTCGCCGGGGTACTTGTTGCCGACAGCGAACAGCAGTTCGTCGTATTTGTCGTCCTGCGCCGTGCGGGGTGGGGTGGCGATAGGGCTGACCCCATGTTTGGCGTAATACTGCTCCAGAGTTGCCGGCTCCTGCTCAGGTTGTTCGTTATTCAAACATTTTTCGATAATCAACTCAGCGAACTCTCGCATCTGTTCAAATGTGTATCCGTGCATATCACCCCGTTCAGGATCATAACCCAACCACTCTTGAACTGGCAACTTAATTTGTTCGTTCATTATTCTTTCCTCAACAACTTGATGAGTTCTTCCTGTTCTTTAACTCTTGTTTCCAATGCTTTAACTCGTTCACGTTCTTTGATCCTAGCATTATAATCTTTATATTCTCGCTCACGGAAAGGATGATGATCAAGTACCTCACGATAATGAATCAGTTGTTTCTCGTAACCATCACGTTGTTCCATCAACTTAACAATCCTCTTACGAAGTCTGCCGATAGTTACTTCGGATTCTGGTAGTCTTGGATCGTTCATTCTTTAACTCCAATCCCATGCGCCTTCTCGATGGCACGGGCAAAGTAGATGTCGCTCGGCGTCACCCGCCAACAATTCATGCAAATCTTTACGATTTCCTCATCCGTCAGCGGCTTGCGCTCAGGTGGAGTGGTATAGAGGGGGGTGCAAATAACGCCATTTACTTGGGATGGATAAAACCCGACTGCCTTTTCTCGGCGAGGGTTTGTGTATTCATATAGCCACGCCACAGGCTCCTGTTCTGCTGCTTTTCTCAACTCACTCATTTTTGCACCTCACACGCTTTTGGAAGACCATTCTGTCCGACAAGAGGCGTAATCGCAACACCATGTTCTGAATCAAGAATTACGAATGTTGCACCTTCAATGCATCGAGTAGTAAATCCAGATACTGATGATTGTACCATCTGTTCAAACTTACCACAACCCGAAAGCATTAGAGTAATACCAATAACGATTAGTAGATTTTTCATTCTTCAACTCCTTAAAATAGAGAAACTGGTGGGATTGTTGAACTACCACATTCTCTTTTGAGAATATGTTGATACTTTTCTGGGTGATCTTTCATATCTTGAAGACGCCGATAGAATCGTTCTTCAATCTCTTGTTCAGGACAAGGAGCATTGAAGAAGTTGCGAATCTTTTCTAATAGATTTTTCATTATTCAACTCCAAAATGATTTTTCAATTCTGATACGCACCGAAGGACTTCCATGTCCTCACGGTTATTATCGCCCATATACCGCTTCTGTACAGTATTGATGCATTCTTGCAGGATTACCTCAGAGGTTTTTTCAAACTTCTTTAGAGCATCAGATTTCTCTCCAATGGTCATATTATCATGAATAAAACCATTCGCTTCAGCGAGTTTTTTAATATAGTCATTCATCCCGCATCTTCTCCAAATCAGATAACAATCGTTGATGAAATGATTCTTCGCCATCATCACCAGAAACCAACCAATCAATGCGTTGTGCATAGATAATAGCCTTCTTCAAATGATCTAGTCCAATCTCGAATTCTTTGATAGTTTCTTTAGAGTATCCACGACCAATTGGATCGCCCCATTCGTTTAGTGCGTTTCTATCATTCGACAGAATCAATTGCTCGATTTCATCTGCAATACGTTGAATACGATATTGCTCATAATTAAAATGACCGCCTGAAATTTTAATTCTCCTAACAAATTACGATAAGACTAGTGTATCACAAGTCCATGTGGTTGGCAACTATTAGTCCCACAGATGACGAAAATATTTGCCAAAAAGCAACAGTCCGGCATCCATCCTCTTAACATGCTTCTCGAAACCCTCAGCATCAAACACATGAGTATCATTAGGACCTTTTATCATTTCAAATGTTTTTGATACTTTACCTGTTTCAGAATCTGTATATTCTTGTTCAGATTCGACAAATTTAAAATCTCGCACACCAGAATGATATTGTTCTTCCCATTTAGAATCAGGTTGCAGTTGTTCAAATGACCAAATCATTTCATCAAGTACCCAATCCCACCGATCAAAATGATAACCATCAGTATCCCACTCATTCTCTTTTGGCTTCGCACTGGTGGATCGAATGTATTCAGGTACATCATTATCATCAACATAAGGCGCACCGTGTTTGGTTGCTTTCAATTGAACCAACATAGGAAGAATAATAGGAGCAAGAGTACCATCCATATTCCAAGTATCATACTTGTCAATACGAATAACAACCTTACGTTTACGACGCTTATCAATCCATGTACAGATTGGACCTAACCAAGTTTTCTCGGATAGAAATTCACCAATCTCATGGCACTTATCCTTAGATACACCAAAGAATTGCAGATGGTCGGAAATTTGATATGGGCCAATCCAGTTTTTAAAAGGTCCAATGTTAACGTACATATTATACTCCAAAAATAAATTAATCCAACCAGTCAATAATATCAAAGAATTCTTCTAGTCGAGTTCGAGCATCACCCAAATCTGTACCGAGTATATTCACAGACAAAACATCACCAGTAATCTGATATGCAAATGGGCACTTCTTCGTTTTAGTCGATGAAATGATACCACTATTATCAATAACTGCTTTAACATTGAAAATTTTACCTTCTTTGGACCGATTCAATAGGTCATAGGTATCATTATGCACAGCAACAAGATCGTCAAACCATTTATCTGCATCATCTTTTGTTGGAAAAGTAGGTGAGATTTTAACTCCAGTCATTGGGTTAATCCAATACCAAACAGGAAGAGGAATATCTGCTTGTTTGTGTTTCACCAAATGTGCGAGAATTTGTTTATCTTTAAATGTTGCCATACAACCTCACTTCACAATAGTCCAAGTAGTCCAATTCTTGCGTTTGATTTTATCCATGGTAATTTTCTCTAGGCGACAATAGTTCCACGCATCAAGAAAAAAGAAAAAATCCATCTCGCTATTTAGAGATTCACTCATGCTTCGATCCATTTTACATTTTCCATAGTCTGAATATCCTCGCAACCATCATATTCGGTAATACGAAACTTGGTGCCTACCTTAACCCATTCAACAATAAGGCCATCAAAACCACCATCATAGAAATAGGTACCACCATACTTATCAGTAAAGTATGAACCACGGTGCATTGGATCAGCAAAAACCAAATGGTTATTAGGTTTGCCGTCCAAAATCCATTGTACAATCTCAGGATCGAACATTGCCAACTTTTGCTGTTCTTCGGTGTGTGCCCATGAGGACCAACCTGCACCATGCCCTTCCGACACCAATACGGCAACAGAATCGCCTTTATAATATTTACCGTTTTCAACCATTTTGTTTCCTATATTTCAATTCGTCTTCAAACACTTTGCGAATCACAGGAGTAATATGTCGTTGAGTATCTAGAATTGCCTCAATATGTTCCGTCTGCATATTCATAAGAGTAAGATACATAACAGGTTGATCGCCTTTGATACCTCGGGACCCCCAAGCAAAAGCCTCTCGAATTACCTCATGCGGATCCGTTGAATACACCGACATTTCTACTGCCGACGGCGCACGATCCGACCGCGCACGTTTCAGATAATCGAGCCCACCATCAACAACATATTCGAAGCCATTATCATCAACATGACACACATAATCATGTCGATGGCGAGAATAAATCACCGTGCCATCAGGTGTACGAATACGATTACATACGATTTTAGGTTCCAAATCTGTAGCACTCATACCATTAAAACCATTATTAGACATATTCAGTTTCCACAATAGGTTCAGTTTGGGACACTGGTCGGCGACCAAAATATCGACCATTCGGATCAAATTCTTCATAATTCACCAATTGATAACCAGTTACCTTGCGGCCAGATTTAATTACCTTGACAATACCACCATCAAGACGGATATTATAGATGTTTGTACTTAGGCGATATAGCACCGATTCTTGGTCAGTACCTTCAAATACCGAAAGAATTTCTTCTGGTGATACTGGCTTACCACTCAGCAAAACTTGAGTGATCTTTTCATGGCGATTTACCTTACCCTTGCGGACAGTTTGAGTCATAATATACTTCTTTCTTTAATTAAAATGGAATATCGTCGGATACATGAGCCTTCACCATTTCTGGTGGGTCAACAGCTTCGACCTTTGCATCAACCTTGGCATACAGATCAAGAAAACCGAGTTTAGTTTCTTCATCAAAACGATTCACGCAAAGGGTAATAGCCTTCATCTTATCACCAAAAATGGCATAAGCCTTTGCGATATGGACCAATCGGCGAGTTGAAATAACCTCATCAACTGCACCTTCTTGGTAACTCTTTCGAATAACATCGGCCCATTGGACCAGGTTATCAACGAATTCTTTATCATCAATAAGAGGGCTGAGAATCTTCCTCTCAGTTTTGGTATCTGGGAATTCCTGTTCCACAGTAATAGGGAATCGCTCAAGAAATGCGGAGTCCAGAATCTGTGCAAGATATTTACCTTCATCGGCACCCATACCTTTGGTGTTGGCGGTTGCGATGATATTGAAACCTGGTGCAGGATAAACATTCTCACCGGACTTCTTGTTATAGTACGGCTTGCCCTCAAGAATACCTTGCAGGCACATAAGTTTATTTGAACCGCGGTCTACCTCGTCGATAAGCAATACTGCACCGCGTTTCATTGCAATAAGAACGGGACCATCTCGATTAACGATACTGCCATTGATTAGAGTTGGACCACCAAGCAAATCGGACTCATCAGTCTCAATCGAGATATTGACTCGGATACATTCACGGTGCAATTCAGCACATACTTGCTCGACCATCAGAGTCTTACCATTACCAGATTGACCAGTAACGAATACAGGATAGAAACTCTTAGATTGTACGATACTACGCATATCTTTGAAGAAACCGAATGGAACATAATCTGCAAACTTTTGTGGGATAGCAGGATCAGATTCATCAATCAGTTTAGGCTGGCGCAGAGCCATAACCTGTGCAGACATATCAATTGTCATTGGTTCAGGAGTATTTACCTTAGGCTTACTGTTGATCGACGGCAGTTTATATTGCCCACGACCAACACGATAATCAGTCTTATTAAACAGCCAATATGGTTGAGGCAAAGACTTCTCATTAACCACACGGGTAATCTCATCACGGGTAAGTATAGCATCAGTACCGAAAATTTCTTCGGCTGCGGTGATGAAAGCCTTTGCATTACGATTCAACATTTTTTACCTCTCAAGTTTCGATATGTGTATCATACCATAGTTCTGGTACAATGGCAAGTGTTTTAACCAAAAACATGAGACTTTTGTTCGGTATTGGTAAGGTGACATTCGAATGTCATCAAATCCCGACCCATAAAGTCCTCTTCAATGTTCAGAAATTTTACCTCTTCTGCATCATGGAACTCATTACATTCCGAACAAAAAACTCTCATCATACGTTTACCGTACTCATCATTATCCATTATTTTACCTCTTTAATTTACAATTGTTTCCATGCCATCTGGTATAATTTGATAAACCTTTACCAGTTTTCCCACAATTGCAGGTCCACTCCAATTGGCTCGGCAACACACCCAGCTCTTTCCTTCTTTTTACAGAATTAAGTAAATTTGTTGTGCCTAGCCATTCACCTGAAGATTCTCTCACTTTATTCTTCATAAAGTCTTTTCGTTTTTTATTTTCTTCTTCCGACCATTTTCGTCCGTACATTCCATTTTTTTCACCGAAAACCTTACGACTCTCAATGTGTTCATTTGTTTGTTTTTTGCCCCTACCGGCGCGGCCACCTTTTGCGCCACCTTTTTCACCGGCCAACTTACAAATTTGTTGTATAATTTCTTCTTTAGATAACATACCTGATAGACATTGCCAAGCCAATTTATCTTCTGGTCTTCCATATTCCTCATAAAGTTTTTTATGAGCCTCAGCGTGTTCATGCAAATTCAGTTCAATGATATTAGATGGATCATCTGTTCCTCCGGCATGCCTTGGTATAATGTGATGTTTATGTTTTATCATATAGTGTCCTTTCACATATATTTATGTGATAATCGAACTCTGTATGAGATTACACACAGAATGAATAACGAGCAATGTCTTGCCAATCATCACCAAAATTTTCACGCAACGTAAACAATGATAATGCCGAACGAATATTCAGGTCTTTTGCATCATTAGCGTATGCAATAACAAAATTAGTAACATCATCTTGATACTGCTTCGAATAACCAGTATCTTTAATTACCTCAGTAATCAATTCGACTTTCTCATCTGTATCCAAAGTCAAATCAACTTTTTGCGACCGTGACACAATGGCTTGAGGAAAATTATCAATTGACAAATTTGATACAAAAATGATTTTTCCAGTATAAATGAATCGAGTTGGAATTTCCGAATCTTCACGTGAAGATGACCAGTTTACAATACGGACCTTTTTATCATCCAAACACGCCTTGAGTAGGTTGGACGACAAAGGATCTTTCCACGCTTGGTCCGCATCATCCAATACAAGGATTTTATCCTTGAAATTCCACAGAGTTTCATACAAAGCCCGAGGCGTAGAGAAACCTCGAATAACCATAAAATCACCACCAGGATTGTTGGGAGTATCTTCTACCAAATTCATTTCATTCAATGCGTTAATAACGGCCGTAGTTTTTCCAATACCACCCGAACCAGTAACAATGAACGAATTGATGGCTCCACGACCAAGTAGTTTAATAAATTTATTGATGAATTCGAAACGTTTGGTTGGAGAAAAAATGCATTTTGGTTTGACGGCAACTGGTGCGGCACCGACGGTTTCCGTGGACTTACGGATGGCATATTCCAGGTGTTCACGCTTAGACCGTGTGACGGTCTTGCCGTTGATGACCGCTGCAAACTTGGAACCAACCATGAAAATTTGTGACATAAAAATCTTTCGTTTGTTTGTTGAATCGACAAAAGAGAGTGTACAGGAACCAGTGGAGATGGCAACCATCACTGGCAATCTTGACCGGATTGGTCAACTATTGTCGATCAACTCCACGGGGTGGAAGACCTTGCCCTCATAGTAGACCTGATCCCGCTCAAATTGGGTCCTGTAGTTCTCTGGAACGATCCTCCAGCCTAGGATCTTGCGGGTGAGCATCGGTGTATCAGACTCGATCTTTCCACGCTTGGACGCCACGGTGGCGGTTGCTTCGGTTTCTCCGCCCTTGAAATTGATGATGAAGAAATTTTCGAGACCAGAATGACCCCATTCAGGAGATTCTGGCGTACCATAATTCCTTCGAGTTTCAGTCCAAACGTGAATCTTATTCATTTTGTGGTAAACTTGCATATATTATGTTGCCAAACTGGTTGCCAAAAGCGTACAGTCCGCGGTGTCGGTTGTAATAACAATAATCAATTGGTTTCCATATGTTTACATTTGCCCCGATAAGTGAAACCAGGACAAGAACAACCAGATTCAGAGATATAGTATTTGTTACCCTTAGAACCAATAACCACCTTGGTCTTTTTCAGAGTTTCGACTTTGAGAATCTCAAACTGTCGATACTTCTTATCAAAGTTTTGTTCCTTTTTGAACATAACCTTTTCAGTTTGACCAACGGGAATATAACCAAGCATTTTGGTCATAGAATCATTGAGAAAATAGGTATGGTTCTTGACCTTACCGCTTTTCCATACGGTAGTTTCTTTTGCAATCTTCATTCTGTATCCGTTTTGTCCATTGAACCGTAAATGAAATCGGGTAACCAACCAAATAGTGCCACAAACCATGCAATATATTCATTGGTTGGTTCATTCCATGTATGGAATATCATAAATCCGGATATCAATACAATGATACCGGAGATATAATACATCAATCGTTCAATAAAATTTTCACTCATCACAATAATCCTTTTTGTGTTTTTCATGCCTCTGTGGACGATTGGCCAGTTTATGAGCCTGCCTTGGCTTAATACTCTTGCGAGTATACGGCTTGGGCATTTTCAATTTGATTACAAACTTAGAATTACTCATCAAAAATCTTCTCCTGAATAACCATAATCTTCATCAGTACCATATCCGGCTGATGCCATGGCAGAATCAAAATCACCATCCATAGAATCGTCATAATCACGATCCTCGTATTGGACGAATTCTTCACGGAACTGTGAGACAATCATAATCGATACACCGAGAGCCGATGCAATCTCATTATCATTATAACCCGACTCGATCATATTTTCGAGGTCAATAGCCAGATTTGACATAACAGACATAATTACACCTTTTCTTTTTCAATAGATTCAAACATTTGGCGACCAATACGGCAGAACTCATGAAATTCTCGACCGCATTTAGTACCACGATAACCCTCATCGAAATTCCGCTTGATGTATTCAAGAGAATCTAGAATCGAGGTGAACTTATACACACTTTCAATACATTCAATCTCATTATCGAGAGATTCGAAACCAGTCCTGGTCATATTATTCCTTAGATGAGATCAATTTGAATATCAAAATCTTTGGCACGCATTTTGCTATCATAGGTGGTAACCCGAGTAGCAAAACCAGTGGATTTTGGAGAGCCGTTAATCATTTTCTCCAATGCAATCTGAATGACAGTATTCTGAATGGTGAATGGACCTTCCAGTGCATCCTGCACGGTACTATTAAAACCAATACCATCCAGAATGACACGGATACGTTGGCTATTCTTGAAACCCTTAATTACTTGACGACGACGCATTTTTTGCTTTCGTTTGTTGATTCGATAAAGAGAATTGTACAGGTTTCGGTAGGAATGGCAACCATCACAGGAATGTCAGACCGGATTGGTCAACAATTCCTCCGGCTTAAACCATCCTTCCAGCGTCCTCAGATGGTCGGTTTCATCACAGGTGGTCACCCACCACCGACCAAAGCCGTAAATGTAAAAATACTCGCACCAATCCTGGCGTTCGCGGAGGTCATGGATGTCATCATAAACCGCCGCATGGTTTCCGCCAGCCGCAACGGAACAAAAATCATCATCATCGAGAATAAAGGTATCTTTCACCAATCGGCGGCCGAGGGATGATAGGTCACCTTGACGGATCAAGGCTTCGATTTTGCGTGGACCATTGTAGGCCTCCAACAGGATAGGACCATGGTGCGCCATATAACCATCCCAATGGCAGTAAATAGCCTCGATGGTACCATTTTCACGCTGAACACCAATCATTGAACGAGTAGCCATAATATTTTACCTCTTAACTGTTAATTAAACTACAATACCTTCGATTTTATATTTCTTGAACAAGAATGCCAATGCACCTTCTTTAGTATCTCGCGCAGCCTCTTGTTTTCCGTTCATAACGGCAACCCATTTAGAACGGTCAGCACGGAAGAAAACAGTACCATCATTACCTTTTGGTTTAGTTACCTTAGGTACCTTTGCGACCTTTTCAGTAACCTTTGCGACCACTAACTTATCTTTTTTTACCTTACTTACCTTTGCTGGTTTCTCTTGAATCTCAGGAGTAACCATATCTTCGGCAGTACGTTGCCGGATAGCACGCCATGGAAGAGTTTTCAATGGCGAGATTTGGTCACGATAACCAAATGCACCTTGATAAGTTTCGAACATCAGACCCCAATTACCTTTGCCGTCATAATAACGATACCAATGACCCTTAAACTTATCACCTCGATCAACGAGATAAACACCTGGTTCAGTTGGATTTTCATCAGTATTAAACATTTTTTACCTTTTTACTGGATTGAATGATACAAATAGATTTAGATTTTTGTGCAGTATTACTATGCTTGCAACACCAATCTTCATACTTGGTATTTTTAACACCGACATTATGATGGATACACCCTTTGCAATGTTTTAACATAATAATTTACCTCATCAAAGAGTTTCCAGTCGGACCCATTCACCACCTAGTGGCAATTCACATTCTTCTGATTCTTCGAGAGAATATACCTCGAAATTATCAGATTCTGTCCAGCCTTCATCATTAGACCAAAGCAGAGTATGGTCACCGAAACAACGAATTACAAAATTATTCATAATAATTTACCTCTAAGTTAATAATTAAGCAGCGAGTTTCAACTGAATGGTAGGATACTTAACGAAACCGCTAGTATCTTTCTTGGCTTTACCTTTAGCATACAAACCAACCACGACACCTTTTGGATCAAGGAATCGCAGGTCAGAATCATCGCCATTGAATACTGGGCGACCGAGATAAGTATCGGGAAAAGCAGTACCTTTCTTGATGCCAAATACCACGGCGATATTATAACCCTGCTCGATTGCCTTTATCACATCCGAATCATTACCATCGGCCGCAGAAAAGGTCAAATGATAATTTGGAATATGATTTACCTTGCGACCAAGAATCTTGGTATAATCGTAGAATTGAATCTCTGGAAAAGCAAAGAAGATATTAGCATATTCGATGCCGTCACGGATGGCTGGATACTTTTCGAATGGAATATCCGAAGTACCATCGAGGCGAATAACTGGCGTGAGATACTTTTTATCAGATTGCTTAATGGCCAATTCAATATCTTTGACCAAAAGGCGCATAAAAATATCACGCTGTTCGAAAAACATAATGGTTTTGCGAATACGGGCCTTTTGAATGACGTTGGTATTCTCACCTTTCTTGAACATACCCCCTCTTCCAGCCAGATTAAGGCAAGCCGCTTTGCATCCAGGCGTGGCCTTTGCACAAGTATTGTATCCGGATAATGATGCCGGAGCCAAATGAAGAATATATGTCATATAACCCTCGGAGATACCCTTGAGGATTTTAGGATTGCCGGTGCTCAAAAGATTCATAATTTTCTTTCGTTTCTCAATTCGATGGAGTCTATTCTACAGGATTCCTACAGAATGGCAAGCTTCCACACAATGTCACACCAAACCGGTCAACTTTGCGTTGTTTGCCTGCAACATTTTTTTTCTTTCGCACCGGGCCTTTGCGGCAATGGATAAATTTTCCTTCCATTCTGCCGAAAATACTCGACCCTTTAATGCATCAGATACTTTTTTGCAATTATCTGGTTTATGCATAGGGTTATTCAATGATAATGATTCAGAGATTTTCTTTTTCTGTTCGATTGTATTGGGTATACCCCTATTCCAAGCAGGTTTTCCCTTTAATGCATTAGATAATGCCTGTTTATGTGCATCAGATAATGGTGGTAATGTTTTGCCTGTATTCCAACTTATTTGTCCGATACTATTTTCGGACATTAAGCGTTTGGAATCTTCGGTGTGTTTATAGCCTTTTCGATTATAATTAGAGCCTTGATTATCACATTGAATTGGTTCTGATATGCTAGGTTGATATTCTATATCGAATATAGAACATAATGATTGGGACATTGTATCCCATTCTTCCTGAGGCATATACATATTGGTGCTGGACATAATAGTCTCCTGATTATTGTAAGAATGTCTAGAGTCCGTGGGTACTGGTAATACCGCGACGGATACTATATTTATCCATTCCTTGCATTATATCAGGTCAAACCATTTCCGAATTGGTCAACAATCGGAAGGGCCAGCCGTTCAAGCGGAAGGTCTCCAGGTCCGCGTCGGAGACCATGGCATTACACCACAGGTCGCCGATGATGGTTGGGTGGAGCGAAGTGTACCGGCATGCCTCCATGAGGTTGGACCTATGGAAACCGATGAGGTTGGTTGGTTTTGCTTGGTTTTTCATCATGGAATGGATCATACAGGAATCCTAGGATTTGGCAACGGTTTTCGGATAGTTGACCGGTTTGGTGTGACATTATTCCAACGAAGTGCTACGCCCACGACCAGCGTCCACCCCCTGCCGTTCGATAGGAGCTATTATACACCGATCCGCCGGAATGGCAACCATCCTGCCAATCTCCACCGGTCCGGTCAACAAATCGAAACCGCTTGCCATTCCATCCGGTTCCTGTACAGTCCGTCCATCTTAACTAAGGATTAAAAATGAAAATCGACTGGAAACTCCTGCGTGAGCAAAAATTGTGGCTGTACTCTGCCGCCGATGTTGCCGTGGAAGGTGACCGTGAGGTAGCATGGGGGCTCTTGGAACTCTTGGATCATATCCAGGTTGACGCCGTGGACTCTGGTGAGGCGACCGAAGAGGAGGTGTTCGGTCCAGTGGAGACCGCTTTTGACGCCGATCCCGCTGAGGAATTCGACAGGTTCGAAGCGGCAATGTCTGACCGGTTTTGTCGAGAAATCGAGGAATAGGTTGCCATTTCCTGCGGGTGTGCTATAGTCCATCCATCAAATCAACGAAGTTTCACAGAAAGCAAAACGAAATGACCACCACCGATTATCTGGTTTCCAAAGGTTACTCCGCCGAGGAGATTCAAACCATTATGGAAGAAATCGCTTATTATAATGAGTCGCCATATCTGTATGATACTGAACCGGTTATCGTGCGTGAGATTGGTCGGTTTTTCGCTCCCGAGTTTGAAGATATTCCATTCTGATTGGAGATAAGATTATGTCAATCATGTCTAATATGCCAATCTCCGAGTTGGATAATGTTAAGAGTATGCTTCGCGCCAATGGTTTTAAGTTTCGGATTCGGTATCGCGGTCCACGTTTCAATATCCCGACGGATAATCGTCCGCGAGATTTGAAAAGGTCGACCTGTCTCAAGGTTAACGCAACCACATTTTCTGTATATTGAATAGGAGATATATTATGTCAGTAGTCGCTAACGTAGTCTGTGATTTGTTTGATGATAACGTGGTTTCTTCGTTGGATATTATCTTCCGCATTGAGGAATTAGAATGTCTTTCATCTGATTGCAATATCACCGAAGATGAAATTACAGAATTGTGTGCATTGAAAGCATTTGAATCAAAATATGATTTTGTCACCGAGTGGCAATATGGTGCTGATTTTATTGCCGAAGAGTATTTCACCGAGTATGTCAAGGATATGCTTGAGGGTTGCGGTACTATTCCCCGTGATTTGCCTGATTATGTTGCAATCGACTGGGAAGAAACTGCGGATAATCTGAAGGTAGATTACACCGACGCTGAATTTAATGGAGTTTCATACTATGTCCTCTCAGTCTAACGATAGTCATCAGTTTCACACCAAGTATCCACCCCGATTCTATGAAATAGTGCGGGAAGCATTAAAGGACGAACCAGATTCAGTTGCACTCCATATTCCCGATGATGTATTGTATAAGTTTGCACGGTTAATCGCCAAAGAATGTTCCGATATTGCATTGGAACTCGGTCAAACTAATACCGACGGCGGATATGATGATTTGTCCGATTATGGTAAGGGATGCGAAGATACTACAATGATACTCGCATCCAATCTTAAATTTTTGTTTACTTGATACACGCTACGCCATATGAACGAAAGAATCCTACAATTAGCTGATAATGTATGTGAGAATATGCCGACGCCTTCTTGGTATATTCCCGATGAATTCTGCCAAAAGTTTGCCGAACTAATCATCCGAGAATGTGCTCAGTTCGTTGAGGATAAGTTTGATTTTGTGGGTGATGAAATCATAGTCAAAGAAAAAATGTTAGAACATTTTGGAATCAAGGAGAAAGAAAATGGATGACTATCGTCGTCAATCTAAAGTAGAATTCAAACTGGAAGAGGTAACACTATGAAACTATATCGCCTGACCATTGACGTACTATTATCGGAAGATACTGGTCCAAACTATGTTGAATCTATAATCAATAAAGAACTCCGAGATTATGAAACAATAGTACAATTCGAATGTGAACAACTAGAATACAATGGAGAATAAAAGAATGAAGAAATACACCGTATCATTTACAATGGAACTCGATGATGTATTACCACATACTGGTGAAAAGATAGAATATACTACAGAACAACTACATTATTTCATTATATCCGCGTTCAAGGGTAGTTTAGCCGACCATGAATACATCGATGATTTGGTCATTATAGAAGGATAGTCATCGCATAACCTTATTCCATATTGATGGCTATCGCCTAGAATTTAGAATAAAAAACCATGTTCCGTGCAATAAAGTGCAACGAAGTGGGTAATTGTGCATAATAGTGTATCCCCGCGCATATGCCGTCGCAATGGTAGGTAAGGCTGTGGATAACTTTGTGGATAAGTGTTGGATACCATGTGGATCTAAATGAGAATCATTCGCAATTGCATTGGATAATGATCGCTGGAATGGTGTATGGTATTGGACTTAGTTGATTCCCGAGATTGTCCGCGCAAAACCCCATACCATTTCCGCGGAATCCAAAAGGTATCTGAGCATTTTCTGATAATCCGCTGAGGATTATCTGTGGCATACTGGTATTTTCGCTGCGGATAATATATGGCGACCAGCCTCCACGTCCATCCCGGGGTTGCCCTTCGAATCAATGGAGTGGATTGTACAGGTTCCAGACGGTTTGGCAACCACTTTTTGTGGACACTACAGGTAGTGTGACGAGATCGAAAAACCCGAGGTTTCCGCCTGTTTTCTGCGGGCGGGACACTACAGGTAGTGTGTCAGCCGGCGTGGTTTAGAACGGAACATCCATCAATTCCCACACGTCCACCAACTCCTCACCATCGACGGCGTACGGATCGGCTGCCACCCATTCGGCGACCACTGGATCCGAGAATGCCGTGGTGCCGTCGAGCTCCATAATCTCGCGCATGATGGTCTCCACTTCGGTTGCGGAGTAGCCCTTGGAGAAAAGATATTCGGTGGTGGTCATGGTTGGTGTCCTTTTCAATTCGATGGAGTCTATTCTACAGGAGTCCTGCAGGATGGCAACCATTATGCCTTGCCGTATTGGCGACGGAGGTTGGATGCCTCTGCCATGGCCTCTGACCAGTAGCCACCGGTTTCGTCATTCTCACGGCGTTCCCGATCCCGCTCCTCTGCAAGCCAGATGGATTGTTGGATCAATTCTGGCTCGGTCTCCAATACGTGCCAGCCGTCAGCCCGCATGGACTCACGTCCAGCAAAGGTGGAACGGCGGGAAGCCATGTAGGCATCCAAACCCTCAAGGATGTCAATCAAGGCGTCCCGGTTGGCGTATAGACCGTTCCCACGTGGTCGGAAGCCATGGACGTCCTTGTGGTAGTCAGATGCAAGGCTGCCCAGCTCGTTCAGGTCCATGGATTGGTACTTGGACAATTCGATCTCCTGTTTCATCATGGAATGGAGTATACACGGACCGGTGAGGATGGCAACCAGTCCTTCGCCATTTTCGAATGGCGAACCGACGCCGTTTTCAAGTGCGCGAAGGTTAGGATGTCGGGCAGGTTCGCTCGTAGGTCCAGAGGGAAGAAGCCACGTGCAATGACGTGATCTGCGGTGGTGGAGCCAGCCACGCCGCAATAGGTGCATGGACCGCTCTTGAAGGCTTTACCCATTACACATGCCCCGCCAGGAAGTACGCTGTTGCAAGTCAACGACATAAATTGTATACTACAGAGTAAATTTACTCAGTAATATGCAAATGCCGTCCATCCCAGTCTCGCTTTCGAATAGGTTCATTATACCAGGACTGGCGGACTGCGTCAAGCTTCCTGGAAATACCCGACCATCCTGGTCAACTATCCGGAACTGGTTGACATTCCGGTTCGGTGTGCTATAGTTCATTCCATGCCAAGTCCACTTGATAACCGATCCGTCGCGCTGGTGCCTGGTCTCCTTCAGGATGACCACGCCGGCCTCTCCAAGTGGTTGTCAACTAGGATGGATGCCAGTTTTGTTGTTCGGATGGTTGACATTCCATCCGGTTCTGCTATAGTCCATCCATCGAATCAAGAAACAAGCAAGGAAACACCATGAGCAAAATCACCAAAGCCACTTTCAAAGCCTTCCTCCGCAAGAATCCCCGTCCTTTCATCAAGGTTGGATCGTCCTTCGATCCGATGGTGGACTGCGTTATGCCAGTTGGTGACTCGTTCGAGGTGGCTAAGGACGCCAACTATCCGTGCGAAAACAATCTGGGTCTGGCTGGCGTATGGTTGGTTGGTGGCTCCCGCGATTATTTCACGGAATACGCCGACGGTTTGCTCCGCGGCATTCGGGTCTCCAATTGTTGCGGTTCGTTTACGGTTGCCGTCAAGGCCTAAGGAGTACACCATGACACAAAGGAATGTCCACATTTTCTTGGCACCGGACCATCTGTTCGGTTTGTTCGAATTGTACCGCTCCGAGTCGCTGGAACGGGTTAGGACCAACCGGTCACACTACCGCCTGGTCGGTATGATTCCAACCGACCTGGTTGGCGAGGACGCTGCGGAGATGGTGTTCGATCTGTGCAACAACCCATCCAAGGAGTCCCTTAAGGAGTCCATGGGCTGGGTCGATCGCTCCTTCTCCGTCGGTGACATTGTAGTGGTTGACGGCGTGGAGTGGATCTGCCTGCCAGTTGGTTGGGCAAAGCTTTGAAGAAAATGGTTGCCATTTCCCCTGGTTCTGCTATAGTCCATTCCATGATGAAACGAAACGAAAAAATTAAAGAAGCTCTTGCGATGGTGCTGGTCTTGGCCATCTCCGCAGGAATCGGTGTAATGTTGGCCTGGAGGGGTTGAAATGAAATTCTACATCCTGCGCGTGGAGTGGTCCCAGACCGACTCCGAATTCCGGGTAGTACAGGCACCAAGCCAAGCCGTTGCCATGGCAAGGTTCACCAGTCTAACCAAGTATTCCGTGACCTGCTACGGCGAGGTGGACACCATCGAAAAAGCTTAAGGAAATGGTTGCCATTTCCACCGAAACGTGTAGAATAGACTCCATCGAATCAGGAAACAACATGAAAACCGAAACCTTTGCAACCATTACCATCTTCGTCTTCATGATCGCAGTCTTCGCACTGTTCGGCCTGGTTGTCCTCGCCGCTCAACCCTAATCCAAAAGGAAACACCATGCCAAAAGCTACCATCCCCGCCGGCGATATCATCTCCGATCTGATCGACGCCCTCCGTGAGCGCCAAGTGGAAGACGGCTCCACCTATGCCGACGCCTCTGCCTTCACTCTGGGCTATATCGGCTCCGCTCTCGGTGGTTTTATTGACGGACTGACCCCTAAGGCTAAGGCAACCATTCTGGCTGACCTTGAATCCCGCATCCGCACGGTGAACGATATCCGTGCCAAGCGCCGCGCCGAGGCTATCATGGCTCGGTCGGCATCCATCTGAATTTACCACAACCAAAAGGAACTACCATGACACAAACCATTACCACCCAAACCACCGCTCCCGTTCTGGAGACCGCGTTGCAGGCACTAGAGGCTGCCAAGGCCGCACTGGCCAAGGCTCGCGCCGACCAAAAGGCCACGGAGGCTCTGAAGGTGGCAGCCGTGCGCGAGGCTCGGGGAATCATGAAGGAATTTGGTATCACGGCGGAGATGTTGGCTGCCTGAGGTCACTCTGAGGCTGGACTGAGGTCCGGCTGGAGTCCACACGGGTGCTTCGGCACCCTTTTTTTGGCTTATGGTGGGTGGCGGAACAGACTGTTAGGTAAAAAGCTCGGTGGTGGTCAAACTGTTGTTTCTGTAACTTTTTTACTCGGCCAAATCCCACACATTTTCGAAATTTTTTTAGGAGGTCCCTAAGGTCCTCTAATTTTTTTCGGGGTACTCTTAACCCCTCTGAGCTTTCAGCCTCTGAATCACCTGATATATCTCGACCTTCACTGGATTACTTGGATCAATCCATACCATCACATGGTTTAGAAAATTAATAAGTTCGTCGGGATTCACAGAAAGTCCTTGAAATCATCCATATTGGTCTTTGGCTTCGAATCTGCAAATATATTAGACCACTTCTTCAGTTTCTCGATTTTTTCTGCTGCTGCAAACTCAACACTCTTTGTGCTGATGATGCCCTTCTGTCCTAACAGAATGATCATTGCCTGTAGGTCACCCAGCTCCTCTTCGAGCCTCTCCTTATTGGTAGGTGCTCCTGCGGGATACTGTGCATTCATACCAAATCGAAACACTTTCGAGATAGCCTGTGTGACTTCTGCACATTCTTCCTGTGTAATAAGAAGAGTTTCTTTTATAATTTCGTCCATATTATTCATTCAGTAGAGTTGGTTTAGAGGTAGATTCGAAAATATAGTTTTCTGCGATATCTTTCGCTTCATCGATGTTATAGTAAGGACCACTCTTATGAATGATCCTGTCATCTACGTAATACTCGACAAGATAACCAGACTCTGAGATTTTAACTACATCTGCTTTCTTGGGTAAGTTATAAAGACTTAGAATTCGATTGTTCATTTGTTTCTCCTATTATGCGATCATACCGATGAATCGGTTCAGTACTACTCGGTTAGACAGTCTATTTCCGGTGTACTTACTGAATGCGGAAACTAGGCCTTTGGTTGTTGCGTTTTCTTTCACGGTAAATTCGGTACCTTCTTCGGTGTTCATAGCATTAGCACGGAGCATATAATACTCATCATAACCTGCGGAGGTTACAACCAGTGACTTCTCTTTGCTGAATGTACTGTACAATTGGTCGAAGTTTGCGGTTGATGGGAAAAAATCTCTTGCATCTGATCGGAAGTTACGACCGTTCAGGATATAGAAACCAACGATATTGCAGTTAGTCCTAGACTTGAGAAGTTTGATATAACTCGCAGTCAATTGCCTACCACGGTTACCGCCAGGAATCTCCTGGTTCTTGGTGATCGGATCACGCAGAATCAGGCGGTCTTTATAAGAAGGATCCTGTACTACACATTTGGAATTCTCACTACTTTCGCCGTAGACAGATGCATTACTATGACCTTCACCATCGGTCAGGAACACAGTATTGACAATCTGAAGTTTATAAGACTTCTGGAACTCTGGAACAATATTCATTGCTGCAATAACTGTCTCATTAAGTGGAGTACCACCTAGCGAGAACCAGTCGGGAAAGTTTCTGCGGTACTGCGGCTCAAACATCTCGATAAGTGCGGATCCAGCATAAGTGAAATCAACAGCAGACATTTTGCTCGACAGAATATTCAACAGAGAAAATGAATGGGTTACAATATCACCTTGCTTATCTGATGCTCGATAATGCTGGCCTAGACCCTCTGGATAATAACTTGTGGTGAAGGCATAAACTTCGTAAGGAATAGAAACCTTCTTGCAGAACATGACAAGGTTAATCAATTGCTTGATAGTACTTTGAATATGATCAGTCATACTACCAGACCAATCGATGAACATAACCAGTCCATGAGACTTACCACCAGGAACAACGGTGATCTTCTTGAAGATATCTTCGCTGAACTGATAGTTTGAAATGCGAGACATATTCAACTCACCAGTCTTGCTGATCGATGCACGTTTCATCTGGTCTGCATTCTTGCGGAGTTCAAACTCTTTCGCAAGATAAGAAGAAACCTTGGCTGCTTCGGTGCGAACTTTTTGAAACTTTGCAGTATCGATACCAGTTACTTCCCTTGGATCACCATACTTCTTATACAAATCGGTAATTTCGAAATTATGTTGCCGATACCGATTCCAAATAGTCTTGTATGGAACAATAACATCTTTTGATTCGATGTTAGGAATATTACCATAGTAGTAGTTCATGCTACTAGCCGAAAACAACTTGGATTCGTTTTGACGGAATGCATCATCCGTATGTGAGCGGATGTCTTCTTCTGGAAAAGAATCGAAACCTGCTCCACGGAAAGCATCATATGCATCTTCCTCTTTGTCGGCTTCAGAACCAGACATATTCTTTTCAGATGGTGCGTCAACCTTTTTGGGACTTTCTTCACCTTTTTCATCAGACTTATTAGAAGAAGACTTGATAGGTTTTTCATCTTCATACAAATCATCTAGATCGTCTAGATAATCATCCAGATAATCGGAAGTACGTTCATCATCCTCATCGGATTCCAGATCGTCATCACTTTCTTCCGGCAAGGAAAGAGTCTTCTTGCGTTCTTCTTTTTCTTCTTTGAGATACTCCATCACCTTCTTGGTAACTTCGATAACATCATCATATGACTTGGTACCATTGATGAGGTCGACAAGTTGGTTTTCTTTGTCATTGAACTTGATACTGAAAGTTGCACCACCCTTAAAGTAAAGGTTGCAACGGTCAATGAAGTTCATAGTATTAAGGTCGACGCCGTTAGTACCAAAAAAATCCTTCTCGATAAGCTCACGATATCCACGGATGAAAGAATTGCGAAGACCGGGATATTTGTCCTTGATCTTACGCTCAATCCGTGCATCTTCAACTACATTTGCGACGGACATAGACAACTTCATGGAAATTGCCTTTTTCATACCATCTTCTGGTGTATAAATCGCATGTCCAGTCTCATGACCCATAAAAAGGTCATAGAGGAAAGGAGAGATTTTCGAATCCAGAGTTGGAACCGTAAGAATACGATTTGAAACATCAAAAGATGCAGTACGAACATTACGTTGTTCAACAATAATGTTCTCTGTTGCCATCAGTTTGGCGAGAAGTGACTTAGATTGAATGAGATCCATGCGATTTCCTATGTAGAAGACTACATTCTATCGAAAAATGACCGGTGTGTCAAGTTTTTTGTTGCTCTGAAGAGACATTTTCATAAGGAACTGCTTTAAGAGTGATATTTCCTTCTTCATTAACTGAAAATTGAAGACGTTGCCCTTCTTTCCAACCTAATTCCGCAATCATTTCATCTGGAAATGTCAGGATTCCGTCGCCTGAGCCGTCTGGCGCCTCTTCGATCAAGGTTACGTATGATTTAGTCATACAATTCTTTCAGATTCGCATAATTTTCTTGATCCTTTTCAAATCCAGAGAGTGTTGCCCACTTTCGGATCACTTGGTCGAGTAGTTGCCAAGCTTGTGGTTCAGGAGTTTCGTTGGTTTGGGTGTTTTCGTTCATTTTTTACCTTTGTAATTACAAAATTTCGTTTTTTCGACCAAGGCAAGCAGGATTCATGCCCTCGGAAACATAAACATAAGAAGATTTATGAATAGGTGCTACACAATTCGACAAATGATCTACAATTTCTCGATCTTTTGCAGAAAGTCTGTGATAGTCCTTCATAATTCCAGTTTTGGTGAGAGCACCTTTAAATCCCGTATCAAGTGAAGCAATCCTAGGTTCTTTTCGCACGTATGGAGTACTGGAAACAACAGGATTAACTCGCTCAAAAGAGACTCCCTTAGACAAACTAATGCCTTTTGGTTGATGCGACTTCAACCAAATATCATATTGTTCTTGTTGAGCCTTAGGAACTTTTTTCTTTTTCGATTTCGGGACTGAACTATAATAAAGCATAATAAAAACCTCATAATGTAGAGGTATAAATTTTAACATAGACAAAAACTGTTGTCAAGACTAGTGTTGTAAATAAACAACAATTAATACTTATTGTTTTTATTTCTCACATACAAATATTCATCATCATTGAAATTTTCTTGATCCCAATTCATTTTCTGTTTCCGAACTTCCGACTGAAGACTTTTTCGACTACGCTCACTAGAACCATTTTTAGATTTGACATAATCGTCTTTGTAGTCTTTATCTTTTCGGAATTTGCCTATAAATTTCGACACTTACCTATCTCCTGTTAATTTTGCGAAAGTTATACCACGAATCTTAGACTCTGGCTGATTAATCATATCAAATTCTGAAACATATGTTATGTCTGAATTAGGATACAAAATTTTTACTAGTTTTAATATTTGACAAACTGTGCCATCCGAATCATTAAAATCCATGACCTCATCGACACACTTTAATTCCCTAATTATTTCTCTTCTTGTATCGTAACTCTGCATCGAGCCACCTTGTGATATACCCATCCACCAGTCAGAATGCACACCCACTATAAGCCAGTCTCCATTTCTCTTACATGCCTTTAGAAAATATAAATCTTCTATTGATAGTGGATCAAATCCACCGCAAACGACGATTATTTTTTCTCGTTTCTTCATGTTAGCATATTTGGAAAGACTTCTTTCACGAATTTATGATCCAGACCTTTTACTCCTAGGTCTTTTGTGAATATACCAATAATCACTTCCGCTTCTCGGAATTCTAATGATTCTAAGATTTGAAGCAAAATTTCTTCTCTACGTTCCGGAGTTAATTTTTCAGCTGTAGGATCACCCTTACGGAACATATACAATTTACGCAGTTGTTGTTGAATACTAGAAAAAGCCGAGCCGGTAAGTATATCAGGCATCTTATATTTTTTCGGTAGTTCAGTCACAAGCCATTCATATTTTGGATGAAATGCCATCAAGATAACATCACATAATGCCTGCGACATATTTTGTTCAAGTACTGCTATTCTTTGTTGTTTTGTTTTAGCAAGTTCAAATTCATCAAAAATTTCATACATATTTTTCATTAAAATTCCTCAATTACGTCCATAAGATTTTTTAACTTATGTTCGATAAAATAATTTAGCATTTTCTGCTTGGTTGCGGGTTTGGTCTCATCATACGTATTTATTATTTTCTCTTTGATCTCTGTAGGAATGAAAGTTAGATCAATAAGAACTTGATTACGTGAATAACCTGCGCGAATATCACATTTCCATTCCTTGTCATCTTCAACAAGAAGTTTCTTAATTAGATTTTGTGTAATAGGCTTCTGTCGCAGGTCACGAACGAAACAATCGGACGGAGAAAACATATTAGGAATGCCATCGCCCTTATCACCACGAATAATCTTCTCTTTGAGTTCGATTAGAGGATTTTCAGACTTAACAAATTTCTTTTGTGATGGATTGTATTGCTTAATGTTGCCATATTGCTGCAATTGCAGAAAGTCACCATCACTGGAAAGAATAAGGACCTTTTCATTCTTGCAGTATCGGGGTGCAAGGGTTCCAATAATATCATCTGCTTCCGCACCATCAACGTCAATGACCTTATACGGGAAACTTTCCTTCAATTCAAGTTTGAATTTACCAAGCATATCGAAGATCATATGCCAATCAAGCGCAGATTTTTCTCTAGCCTTCTTACGTCCGGCC